CCAACTTGCGATGGGTTGATGGTCTGTCCGGTATAGGGTGAGGAGTATGTAGTCATGATTAGCTATCCACAGCAACGGCTTGTCGGTCACCAACACGAGACACATCCTCATCTTTCAGCGACTTGATGGCTTCGCTGTATTTTTGTTGGAAGATCACGCGTTGATCATTTTTGAGAAAAGGCATTGCCTGCAACAAAGTGCCGTACAGCATCGCTGTTGGGGCATTCTGGGTCAGCCAATTGGTTTGGTTTGTCGAGCTCAATGGAGCGATGCGCTCGTAGTACAGCACCTCGAAGTTGTAGGCCGCATCCGGCGTCGGGGCGATGTACCAGTGATCCCAGTCAGTATCTGCGTAGTAGAGCGGCTTTGCTACATTGGCGTTGTCGGGCCAATAGTTGGTCAGATACTCGTACTTGCGAAGCAAAACAGGGGTGCGATTGCCTGCGCTGTCCGTGATGCTCATGGACACGGTTTTGCGCCACCGAGCAGGCTTGGCAATTGTTGGTTGACCAATATTCATCACCGACTCAGCGACTTGCAATTGGCCCAAGGTTTTGATCTCTTGGGCAATCTCAAACTCAGCCAGAGTAATGAAGGTGGGAATAGCGTTAATGGTGGCTTGGTCTGACCGTTCTAGGTACTGAAGTACATAGTAAGTCAGACTGTCATAAGTCATTACCCATGATGGTGTATTGGTGCTCATATTTTCCCCATTGTTATGTCTATTTTCCCATCAGGTTAACAATCTCACAAGGTCACTTTATTTCAATAAAGATGCCTCTGCCATTCGTCTTTTTGTCAGGCCCGGCAAAACCCTGCCGCATGCCTTGTTCCATTTCACAATCTCTTCGCAGGCCCCGCTCCAATCCTTGGCGTCAACCCGTTTTTTGAAGGTGGACACCCGGTAACTGCCAAGCCCCAAGTTGTAGGTGAAGCTGATCACCGCCGCCAAGCGACGATCCGGCTCGTTGGCGAGGCCGGGCGACAACTTGAGGGCGTTGCTCGCAAAATACAACAAATGCTGATCTAGGGCCTCTTGGGCCTTCTCTACAGGCCAAACAGTGTCAGGGCCAATGTCTGGCCCCGTACAACCCCATCCAATCGTCCAAGGAGCCCCGTGTGAGCCCGGATCAGGGTAGGCTTGGCATCCACCGTCAGGCAAGCGCCTTGCGTAGCCTTCAAACGGCTTTACAAGGGATTCGCTCGCCAGTCTGATGGCGTCGCCGATCATTTTTGATACTTCTCAATCGCTCGACCCACAAACCAGAAGGTCAAGATCATGTTGAGCATGCCAAAGTCGTCTGCCGTCCAGTTGCCGACAATGATGTCGTGCCAATTAGCGCCGCTGTTGAAAGCGTAGACCATCACCGAAATCTTGAAGGCCACATACATGCCAAAGAGCACATAGGTGACCATGGGGCGCACAAGAGCAGACAGAGCCGCCACCCATGGGTAACTGGCCTTGGCCTCTTCGCCTTGTTCCTTGAACGCCTCTTGAATTGCTTCCAGTTGAGCAGTGCTGTGCTCAACATATTTTTGTTCCATCGTGAACTGACCGCGCATCTTTTCCAGATCGGTCTGCAGGCCAAACATAGCCAGTTCGTGCTTGCGCTCGTCGTTCTTGTCGAGGTACTTCAGAATCTCAGGTGCCAAACGAAAAATGCCCCCTAAGAGGCTTCCAAAGACACCACCAGTTAGCCAGTCCAACATTATTTGCTCCCAATATTTGATAGGGCCATGCACAATAAGCCGGCGCCAACACCAGTTGCAATTGCCTCAGTTGTCTCACCACCGAAGTGCGATGGATGAGAAATCAGGTCTGAAATTGCAGTTAAAAATCCAGTCAAGCCTGCCACAACAAATTTGTTGTCTTGCAGTTCTTTGCGACCAAAAAACGAAATAAGGACAGCAAGACCGCCGGTCATTGCGCCCGTTTGAAGAGCCTTGATCCAATGAGGCAGTGTCAACGCGAGCACATTGCCTTGAACCATCATCATCAAGCAAGATGGCGTGGCCTCAGACAGCCTGCGAATAAAAATTTCAACTTTGACTTTTAACAATTCAAAAATTGGATTCATTTTTTATTCCTTTCTTCAATGAGCCTTACCCTTACTTGGAGATCGTTGATTTCTCGCTCCAATTCGGACTTCAGTACATGTCTGCGCTCTGCCGAGATGGGGCTGTCAGTTGGTATGCCATCGGCAGTGATGAGCGCAGGCATCTTGCCTTCAATCTGCGTGAGACGGGTTTGAAACGAACTGACCTCACCCAAAAGCCACCCAATACAAACAACCAGTATGGGTAAAACCGCTTTCAAGATATCGGACAAATTCATCATGTTTACCCCAAAAATTTCTTAACGAACTCAGCCGCGAAACCGGGGCCGAGAAGCACAGCAACGATCACCGCATAAAGCAGGTACTCGATCTTTGCCATGCGCTTTGAGCCGTCGTCAAATCGTTCTGTGACGCCACTAAAAGACTCTTCGATCTTCTTGTAGCGTTCTGCACAGACGGCTTCATGGACTGATAGGCGTGTATCCAAGGATTCCTCCGACATTTAGTCATATCCCCTTAGGGTCTTGGCGAGGCGAGCTCGTTGACCCTCTTTGCCGGGTTTCTTGGCGGCGGCGTTAAGCTTCTTCATCGGAATCTTCTTGCCTTCAGGAACATGGAGCTCCTTGTGCAAAGCGCCGGGATGCTTAATCGCTTTTTGAATCCACTTTTCAGCCATGATCAGCCTTTCGTATTACTAATTTAATTAGTAGTCGGTGCGTCGGTTGTAGGAACCTCAGCAGGCGCTTCAGTTGCTTCAGCAGGCGCCTCTGCGGCCTCCACAGGAGCTTCTTCAGCCACTGGGGCCTCTTCCACTGGTGCCTCAACAGCAGGCTCCTCTACGGGCGCTTGCACTGGTGCGGCAACAGGTTGAGAGGGAGGAGCCACCACTGCGTCTTTAGGTTGCATTGCCTCGTATTTGCCTTGCAAAAAGTCAATGAAACGGTGAATCTCTTCACTCACTTCAGAGTCAAATTCCTCAACATAAGTACGAATGTCGTTCAAAAATTGCATGATGGCTCCTATGGTTTAGTTTGGTGATGCCTCTGCAGGTGCAGGGGCGGCTTCGGCGGCAGGCTGTGCGCCTTGTGCCTGTGCTTGTTTCTGTACTTCTTGGATGAGGCCCGCAACTTCAACAAAGGGTTTGGAACCCAAATATTGCATGATTGCGTTGACCAAGTCTGTTGTTAGTTTGATTTCGTTCATCTCACATCTCCGTGAAAATGCCACCAAAATGGGGTGGTGGCTTCCCCTTAAATATTATGCCGCAGGTGTAGACCAAGGCAAAGGCAATTGAACTTGGGACGGGTTCTTTTGCGCTTGAACACTTGCAGTTACGCTTGCTTCAGACGCCCCTTGATCAACGCCATTCGCCCAACACCATCCAACAACTTGAGATTGAGTAAGTTGCGAATATGGCGTAAATGATCCACCTGATGCGGGCACAGGGAAAGAACAAGTGCCATACACATTGCTTGTGTAAGTCACAGGAGGTGTGGCAGTGGTGGTATCAGTACCAGTGCAACGCCATCCGGCAGTTAAGACGACTTGTGAGTAGCCGTCAATTGTTTGTGTGGATGTTTCCATCCAGTCGATTGTCCATGCGATAGTGGTCATGATTAAGCTCCTAGTTTAGATTTCAATTGATTAACTTCTGCTGTCAATGCTTGGATAGATGCAATCATCAAGGGAATAAGTTCTGTATAGCGAACACCCAAATACCCTTCTATTTCACCTTCTTTTTTAACTACATCCATTGCTTCTGGAACAACATTTTGAACAGTTGTTGCATCAACACCAACTTGTGGTTTGTTTTCTGCATCATTTTTCCAAGTGAATTTGATTGTTTTAATTTGAGCAATGTCAGTCAATGGGTCGGTATATGTCCCTGTGATGTTTTTCAGTTTGGGGTCGGAATATGATGTCCATGAAGTTGAACCCCAATTAAGTTGAACACCTGCACTGTTGGTGTTGTAAATAGTAAATGGGGGTGATGATGTGCTTGAACTGTTTCCAAGACGCAAATCCCACCATTTGCCAGATGCCGTATTATTAAAACGGCATACTGAATCCCAACTTGCATTACTGTTGTTTACATAAAGAGAGACATTTTGACCAGAGCATTGAAAGTTTGCACAATCTGTATTACTTAAAACTGAAAGTTGTTGAGAAGGTGAACTTGTCCCGATACCTAGATAGCCTGCGCTAGTAAAGCGACCATATTCAGTGCCATTTGCATAAAAAGTCAATGGCACAGCACCGATTCCATAGATACGGTTTTCGGTTGCGCCACGCATTACTAATGCGCCATATCCTGAACCAGTTTGAATGCCAATACCGTCACTGCCTGATGCAGAGTAGACATTGAACTGTTGGTATTGACTACCGCCCGCACCAACAAGAACTTGTTGGGCGTAATTGATATACATTGCCTGTAGCTGTCCGGCTCCATTATTAACATAGAACCCAAGTTCGCCACGGTTAACTTGACCAGAGCCGATGAAGGTTCGGATGGAAGAAACATCGTAGTTGGTGGCGGTGTTGTACCATTGAATCCGAGTAAGTTCTGACCCACTTGAGACACTACCCCACTGGGCCATGTTTCCGCTTACAGCAAGTTTTCCGTAGGTAGAAGAACCAACAATACCAATGCCGACATTACCTCCATTGGGGGAAATGCCAATGTTTTGATATGCGGAACTGCCGTAGTCATATGCCTCCAATCGACCGTAAGTCGTTTCCCAAGACAAGAAAATTCCCTTGCCCGTATAGGGCTGTAAACTGCCTTGAGCAACAACACTTGCGCTCGCACTAACGCCACCCGCAGATTGAATGTAGTAATTATTGTTGGATGGAGTCAATCCAACACCAAATTGACCTGTGGTTATAAAGCGACCTGCTTCTGCGCCGTTTGGTCTAAAAATTAAAGGATATGCACCACTTGTTCCAATAGCTAGAGATTGAGTGCTAGAGCCAGTATCAATGTATGAAGTACCACCGCTTTGGTACAACCGCATAACATCATTTGTACCATCATTAACTTTGATGAAACCTGTTCCTGTAAGCGTTAATGATGTACCATTAAAAGTCAAATTAGCACTTGATTGAAAAGCGCTTGTTCCATTACCGTAAGGAATTTGGTTTGCAGTCAGCGAAGTCAAACCTGTGCCACCCGAAGCTACTGGCAAAGTTCCGGTTGTTAAAGCCGAGGTTGAAGTGGCATAAACAGCGCCACCAGAAGTAAACGCAGTAAGTCCTGTACCACCGTTTGTGGTTGCCAATGTGCCTGCAACAGTCACAGCGCCTGTGGTTGCAGTGTTGGGGGTCAGGCCGGTTGTGCCAAAGCTGATTGAGGATACATTGATGTTGCCTGCTTTGGAAGCCAACACCTGCACATTACCTGATGCATCTTTGTAAAAAAGCTTGCCATCAAAGTAGTTCAATGCCAATTCAGCGCCCGACGCACTGCTTGTCAAGTTGGATGCAGAAGGCGTGTTTCCAGTTGAGCCACTGGCGTAAATTAGTATGGGGGTGTATCCGCTTTGTGCCATGTTTTTTCCTTAGAATGCGCCGCCTGCAATGCCACCTGTGATTGTGCCATTTGCCGCGTTACAAGTTATTGACGAGTTTACCAATTGTGGCAAATTGCCGCTAGTCGCCGTTACGAAAGTTAGATAGTTTGTCGCGCCCGTAGAAGCCGCAGTCACCGCCGTGTTGACCGTGTTTGTGGCTCCCAAGTTGGCAACAGTCGTTGTGCTAGAAACAACAAAAGGTGCGGTTCCAGTCGCCACCGTATTGGTCAATTGACCAGACATGTTCAAGGTTGTCACGCCTTGGATGTAACTGCTTGCCATGTTCAGACCGGCACTACCCCATGTGAGCAATCCTGTTGTACTATTGCCGGGAGGTAACAAATAACCGGCCCAGTTACCTGTCGCCGCACTTGCTGATGTCGAATAAATCCAACCTGCACCACCGGGAACAGCAGTCGCCAACAAATTGCCTGCGCTGTCTTGAACGGTGATATTGCCTGTTGAATCGTTGTCGATCACATAAGCTGTACCTGCCAAAATTGTGTTTTCAGCAGGCAGTTTGACTGTTTGTGTGTTTGTGCCGCTGAAGTTTTGGTAGAAGGTCGCAGTATTTGTCAGCGTTGTTGTGCCGCCTGCTGTGGGCACATTGGTGTAACCCGGCGCAAAGTTGTTGAACGATGCGATGGTGCTGACGGTACTTGCTGATCCAGTGCCGCCATTGGCTGTTGCAAGCGTTCCTGCCACAGTAATTGCGCCTGAGGTCGCGGTGGACGGTGTCAAACCTGTAGTGCCAAAACTGAGTGTGGTCACAGCCACGCCAGACAGAGTTGACCACTGTGGTGCTGTAGCCCCTGAGTTGACAGTCAAGATTTGTCCTGCAGACCCGATTGCTAGAGTGCTGAATGCGCTTGTGCCTGCACCATAAACCAAAGAACCAGTCGCAAGTGTTGAAAGACCCGTACCGCCGTTTGTGACAGTCAAAGAGCCAGACACATTGGTATTGGCAGTGCCAAGAGCCAAATTGCCAAACGCAGGAGCTCCTGCGCCGCCAGAAATTAAGGCATTTCCTGATGTTCCTGCGGCAGAATAGGCATGTGCAGTACCTGTGCCATACCCAACACCGCCTGCGGTAGGCGTTGCTGTGCTGTTTGTACCGCCGTTTGCGATTGGCACGATACCAATAAGGCTCAATGCCTGCGCAGTTGTGGCGTTGGTCACAGCACTTGTGCCGTTGGCGTACATGAAACCAGTCAAACCGGTCACTGTGATGCTGTTAAATGCCTCAGAAGAGCTTCCCAAGACCTTTTCCCACACAGAGCCGTTGAACACAGCCCAATCACCAACAGACCACAAGCTGATGCCATTCAAAGTGGTTGTACCTGCAGTCGAAACCACATAGTAGTAACCGTTTGTACCGACTGATGAGGTCAATGTTGGGGTATTTGTCGCCGCATTCCATGTGCCTTGATAGGTAGTCGCGCCCGAAGCATTGGTGGTGATGCTTGTGATTTGACCTTGAGCGTTGACCGTAATCTGTGGAATAGCCAAAGCAGACCCGTAAGTGCCTGCAGAGACGCCCGTATTTGTGATGGATGGTGTAATCGTGCCCGATCCATTGGTAATGGTGATGCCGGTGCCTGCGGTCAGCGTAGACAGCGTGTAGCCCGTACCATTACCAATTAGTAATTGTCCATTTGTAGGCGTTGTATTGAGCCCTGTACCGCCATTCGCGACAGGGGTTGTGCCCAAAAGCGTCAACAATTGAGCTGTGGTTGCGGCTGTATAGGCTGAAGTGCCGTTGGCGTAAGCAAAACCTGTGAGTGTTCCTGCCACACCGGTACCGCCAGAGCCTGCATTGAGCGTACCGCCCAATACCACCGCGCTCGATGTCGGTGTATTTGGTGTCAAGCCTGTTGAGCCTGCGCTAAAAGTCGCAACACCTGAACCAGAGATCACTGAGCCCCAACCGCCGGTTGTGTAGGCTTCCAAAGTGCCGGTGTCGGTGTTGTAGCGGAACGCACCTTGTGCAGGTGTACCGCGCTGTGCTGTCGTGCCTGATGGCAACTGAACAAAGTTGGTGCCGGGCAGGGTTGGATTCGATGCAAGGCCAATCACAGGCACACTGGTGCCGTTGGTGACCACAATTTGGTTGACTGTGCCTTGCACATTGGTCACAGAGCCACTGCCGGTGCCGATTGTTTGCCATGTGCTACTTGCGTAGAACTCCATGGTCTGGGTATCGGTGTTGTAGCGCATGACGCCGTTGTTTGCCAAACGCTGTGCAGTGCCACCAGAAGGCAATTGAACGCCACCAGTGCCCGGCAAAACAGGATTTGACACCAGACTAATGGTTGGCGAGCCACCCACAGCATTGCCAAAAGCCACATTGATCTGATTGGTCGTACCACCGATGGCTGTTTGACTGAATGTCGAGCCATTGATGGTCATCAAACCAGTACCAGATAGACTGGACAGGTTTTGAAGGTTGGTGCTGAGGCCAAATGTGGGGTTTCCTGCGATGCCATCTGCGTTGGCGATGGTCATGCCTGCACCAACAGCCAAAAGCCTGTTGATGACCGTACTGGCCCCGTTCTTGACAATGATTCCGGTGCTCGCGGCGTTCAAACTTGCCGCCGGGCCCGTCATATTGATCTGCAGGGTGCTTCCTGCACCATTGTCAGTCAATGAAAGGCCAGAGGTGGCGCTCAAATAACGAGCCTGAGTCAGCCCTGCAGTCGATCCAACGGTCAGGAAAGGGTAATTCAGCGCGCCGGCGCCTGCAATTGCGCCCGTGGTGGTCTGCGCGGTAACACCGTTTTGAACGACAGGAACGAGCTCGGAGCCAGTCAAGGCTCCTGCTGTTGGTAGTTGGGTAATGGTTACTTGTCCACTCATGTTATTCGCTCGTCGGTGTAGATGGGTTTGGAGTAATGATGTCGTTGTTGCCCGTCTGTGTTGGTGTTTGTGTGTTGCCTTCAGTACTGATGTACCACTCGCTTGGATCGCCGCCCGGAATCTCTGTTCCAGTTGGCGTCAACACCAAACCTTCATCATCTGCCGCAACGCTGACATCGGGGCGAGGGAACTGCAAAGTAATCCGTTCAGTCTTGCGCGCAGGCAAACGATACGGGTCTTTCTCATCTGCGCAACCACGCTGACACACTTTCAGACCCGGAAAGTTTGGGTCAGGCATGGCTTCAATAATAGGACGCTTCATCTTGCATCTGTCGCAGATGAAGATCGCTATTACTGCATTGCCGGTGGTGTCGAGGAAGCGTGGCATGCTTACCTCGTGTAGACAGAAATATTCGGGGCGAAGTAGATCGGCGACTTATCGCGCTCTTCGTTCTCAGCCATGATGAAGTACTTCTCGGCTTGGCCTTCCAAGTAAGTGATGCGTCCTTGCTCGACACCGGGCAGGATCATGCTCATCTGGTGGGCCAAGATGAATTGAATGGCCTGATTCCAACGCTGAGGAATCTCAAGCTGTCCATTCAGGTCGCCAACATCGTCAATCTGACGCGAGTACCACACAGTCATCTGCACAAATGGGTCAGATGGTGTGGGCCACAGCGTGATCTTTGCTTGAGGCAATTGACGATTGAACCAGAACTGATACGGCTGATTGGCTGTGAAGTTCTTGTTGGGCAAATTCGTGTAGTCGTCGCGGTTCAAGCGCGCCATGGTGATCTCAGTCGAGTTGCAACCGAGATACCACTCATCCAAGGCCAAAGTTGTGCCACCAAACGCTTGGATGCGATAGTAGGCCACATTGGCGCCGGGATCGATGTCTTGATAAATCCACTGCCCGTTGGTCACGGTCACATTGGTGCCGGTGTACAGGGTCGTCCAGTTGGTTCCGTCGCTTGAACACTGCAGGTAGTAGTTCCATACCGCACTGCCATTGTTGGCAATGTATGGCATGAAGCCAATTGACCCAATGTATTGGGTGTTCGACGCGCCGTAGTTGACCGTGAAGTTGCCGTTGGGCGATGTTTGTTGGCAGTAAGTGTTGATGTTGCCATCAGCGATGTTGCCCACCACGCCGCCTGCGCTCGATGTATACGACCCCACAGGGCGCGTCATAGTGCGATACAGGGCGTTTAAGACATCAACCCCACCCAGAGGTAGCAAGTACTCGTATTGATTGGGCTGAAGGCCGTATACGGTCTTGTTGATTGCCCAATAGTTGATGCCTTGGTTGATGAGGTTGCTGAGGGCAAAGAAAAGCGCCTGTTTAGAGGCTTGGACTTGTTCAACGGTGAGCTCTTCCGCAAGCTTACCCGATAGACGGGCACCTTGGTCAATGAACTGCTGTACGGTGACTACAGTTTGTCCGACAGTACCGCTGTAAGCCATAAATTACCACCCTTTGTGCTTAGGATTTTTGTGTTCTGCGGTGCTGATCTTTCCACCCTTGGCATAACGACCTTTCAACAAAGCATGAATTGCTTTTGCTTCAGATGCGCCGACTTTTGGTTTTGAGCGATTGATTTCTTTGTCAACTGCCTCCTTGTTGTAAGAAGGTGCAGGTGCATCAATCAGCTTTTGTCTTTCTTTGGGCGACATATTGATTTTTGCCCATGGGTTGTATTCCATAATTTTCTCCTTTACCAACCGGGGCATTTCCAACGCTTGAGTGATGCTTTTGCCCGTTCAGCATCGCCTTTTGAATGTTCAACCACTCCCGACATTCTCGCGCAAAAACTGTCTTTACGCGAGCCGCCTTTGGGCTGTGGAGCTTTAAGGTGAGAACCCGTTTCGCGGTTGTACTTGGCGCGACCTTTTTCAGTCAATCCTGCGCCTTTTGATACCGGCAATTTTTCTTTGCGACCAACAGAAAGAGAAGGGCCACCTTCTTTTTTCTTTACTGTCTTAGCAGACTGCTTGAAAGCATCTGCAGTGGGTGCTCCTTTGCTACCGGGCTTGCGCATCTTCTCGCCAGACCCATGGGCTATCCGCTCCTGTTTAGCATGGATGTTGGCATACAAACCGCCCTTAGCGAACTTCTTGCCTTCATCAGCCTTCACAAATTCTTTGCCAACTTTTTGAGGCACACCACCTACACCACCTTTGGTGTGAGCGGCGGCTTCCATCAGTCGGTGTTGTGCAGGTGATTTGCTAGGCATGATCAGGTACCTACGCCAGTTGTTGTGTTGGCATTCTGAATCAACTTGCCAGTCACAATAATGCCTGCCGCAATAGTTCCAGAGCTTGCCGACAACTGCCACTGAATATCAGTTTTCTGAGCATAACCAAATGGATCAGCCACGCGACTTGCCGTGTAGATAGACACAAAAGGCTGTTGCAACACATTACGAGCCACGCCAGACACATTGTCTGCGGCTTGAACCTTATAGGTCACAGTCACAGTACCGGTGTAAGGGTTTGATGTGTTGGCTTCCACCCAATCCAAGAAGAAGGTGTAGCCTGCAGGCACAGTGTAAACAGTACTTTGTGAACGACCAATGCCGGGGTTAATCTGAGCCAAAGTATTGGTACTTTGTTTCAGCGTAATTGTGCCCACATTGGTTGTTTGACTGCTTCCTGCGGATGCCAAAGTCAAATTATTGATGCGGAAATAGCTGTTGACAGTCGTCACAGCAGTTGTACCGTTCAAAAACAGGGTTTCCGAAATCGGATTGAAGTTAGCGTCAAGACCGCTGATCAAAACCGATGCCGAAGTGTTGTCTGATGCAGAGCTACTCACCATTGTCAGCGTCGATGCTGAAGTTGGGTATGTGTAAGTGCTTGCGTTTTCCCAAACTGGGATAGATGTTGTGCCAACAGATGCTTGATAGCCAAAAATGCTGACGGTGCTATGACCCAAAATTTGACCACGGGCTACTTGCAGATCAAATGGTTCAGTTTGACCACCACGGGTGATCGATGAAACGATTCCATTACTCATAATATGTCCTTTTAAAAGTGAGGGGCCGAAGCCCCTCGCTTACTTCACACATTAGCCTCTGCGCTTTTTCACAGGAGACATGGTCACAGATGTGATTGTCTTCGTGACGCTACCTTTTGGCGGCTTGCCTTCCAGAGGGCCCATCATTTTTGGCATATCGGACATGATTTTCTTGCCCAATCCACCCAACAATGCGGCTTTTCCACCTTTGGCATAGCCCTTGTGAACTTGGCTCATGGCTGTATCGTGGGCATCTTCAGCATCATCGGTGTGATAGTCGCCTTCCGTGAGGTGTTTGCCCTCAGGGTTAAAGAATTTCACGCGATGCTCGCCCCAGTCACGATCCTTGTACACCTTGGCTACATGGCCCTTAGGGCCGGTGTGGGTCTTAATCAAACGCAGATTAGGTTTTTCTTGACCCCCATCTGCGTGGTGATGGACTTCGCCGCCCTTCTTAAAGGTTCCAGATTGCAAGCTGTTTGCCACAGGTTGGCTAACGAAATGCTTGGGCATAGCCACAGGCTTGCCCATAGCATTCACATTACCCCCTGTGGCGTAGGCTTTTTTTGAGGCATGCCCTCCATGCTTATAGCCACCACCATTAGCAAGCTTTACATCACCAGTTTTGGTGTTGGTTTTGCCTTTTGGAGTGGTGTCAGCAGGACGGTTTTCCCAATTGCCGCCTTCAACGGTGTCGCGTGTCTCGTACTTGTCGATTGCGCCGCCGTCAGCTTTGTGGTGCATCTTGTGATGAGCTTTGCCACCATGCTTGAAGCCACCTGCATTGCTCATGCGAACGCCGCCAGTGGCTTTGGAGCCGCTGAACTTGTCTGCAGTGTGCATGTCGGTGTCTTCGTAGTAGTGCTCATTGCCTTCAATGGTGCCACCCAAGCTGATCTTGCCGGAGTTCATGCTCTTCTTGGAGTCACTAGGGATAGTGTTTCCAGTAGAACCGCCTTCAGCAAAATGATGCTTTTTGTGAGCGTGACCGCCATGCTTATAGCCTGCGGCCTTACCCAACTTGACATCACCAGTCTTGCCACTGGTGTGATCGTGGTGCTCACCGTCGTGGATGTTGTTGACAAAGCGTTTTGCGTTGCCTTCAATGGTGGTTTTGGTTTCGTCGCGATCAATTTCGCCACCAGATGCATAGCTACCGCCCATGCACATCTTTTTGTGGTGAGCAAGCATGCGCTTGGCGTGAGCAGAACCGCCATCAGCCTTGCACATCTTTTCATAGTGCTTGCACATGGCTTTGTGGTGCTCATGAGAGCCCTCAGGATGACCAGAAGTCTTATGAACTTTGCCACCGTGAGCGTGGTGAGCCATGCCACCATGCTTTTTGTGGTGAGCATGTGCCATGTCCAAAGCTTCGTGGTGGTGAAGTTCTTTTTCGAGCTTCTCGATCATCTTATGATCTGCAGAACCGCCCTTCTTCATGCCGCCAAGAGCTTTCTTGACCATCATGGCGCGAGCCATGCGTTGCTGAGGAGTCATTTGACCCAAAGCCGCTTGACCCATAGGCTTCATGCCACCTGCAGGAGCACCCATTGCGCCGGGCATAGCACCGGGCATAGCGCCTCCCAAAGCCTTGTGAGCAACTTTGCCACCCTTCTTGTACATCTGGGGGTTCATTGCCTTCACACGAGCCATCATGGAAGGCTTCTTGGGGGCCTTACCGGCCTCAGAAGCAAAAGCCTGATGCATACCACCCATGGCATGGTGTTGCATAGCCTTGTGACCATGCTCAGAATGCTCTTTGTGGTGCTTGGCTTTGACTTTGCCACCTTTTTTGAGCTTCAAGGACACTGAAGGCTCATCGGTGTACATCTTCACCATTGGTTTGAATTCAGACATGACAGCCTCCTATTAAGCTTGAGTCACGCCAAGAGCACCAGTGCGAGTTGCATTGGGGCCTGCGGCGATACCGGGCAGTGCGATGACAACCACCAAACGCTTGATGCCGTTGGTGGCGCTAGATGGGATGTAGGTGCCACGAACATCACCGGTGATCGAAGTTGCAGGGTTGGTCATGTCAGCAACTGCAAGCGTACCTGCGTCGTTGGCAAGGGTATTGTTCCAACCTGCGCGAACAATGTAGCCTGCATCAAACACACGCAATGGCAAACCGAGTTTGTCGGTAGTACCAACAGTCACTGCGGCGCCAGAGCCACCACCTGCACCAACCACAGAAGCGATCTGATAGAAAGCTTTGTTGCCGGGTGTAGTTGCGTTGGCAACTGTGGTGATTTGCTCAGTCATTGGTTGACCGTAGTAGTCATAGCCCGACACGGTGTAGGTGCGAGGTGTACCACCTGATGTCAAGAAGATGGAAACAGCGCGAGGCGTATCCAACTGAATGACAGTTGTACCGTCGGTGCGCACCACAGACTTGGCAGAAGTACCTGCAGTCAATGTCAATGCGCCTGCGGCGGCAGGAGTTTGCGAAGCGGCAATGTTTGCGGCTTGCAGAGTTTGAGGGATTACATCCCAGACATACTCACGACCCAATGGGCCCACGCCAACTTCCATTGGAGATGGATCGCCAAGGCCAGAATTACCTGAGGCATAAATTGTGATTGAGCCAGTTGCAGACGAAGATTGGCTCAAGGTATAAGTACCAGTGCCACCTGCGCCAGTCAAAAAGGCAGAAATGTAAGAATTGGCGGTGATACCAGTGCCGGAAACATATTGTCCCAGTACCAAAGTGTCACCAGAGAGCATCGATGTCACAGTCATCGTGGTGCCAGTTACGGAACCAGTAATAACGGCTTCAGCGTTCGTGTTGTTTGTACCGATATAGCCTTGGGCAGTACCCAAGAACAAGTCATCACTAAATTGAGGCATTTTTTTCTCCTTGTGGCTTGAACCACTCAGGTTTCAAAAAAGGGTGGGTTTTTAGGCCCACCCCACATTTTTTACATACCGGGCGTACCGTATGCACAGCGTGGGTCAGTAAAGCCCACAGCGTAGCGCTCAGTAGCCTTGTAACGCATAGTGTCAGTTTCGAAGTCGCCTTCCATGGTTTTCTCCAAACGACGACGCATCAAGAGCTTGAAGCCCTCAGGAGCGTCGGTTTGAACCCACCATGCAGTAGCGGAAGTCAAACGAGACAGAACAGCGGCACCTTCGTCAAGCAAACCGATAGATTTGATTGGGTTGATGTCGTTGTTTGCGTTACCAGTACGCAGAACAGATTTCAACAACACTTCAGCTTGGAAGATATTGCCGGGAGCCACGATCAATTGACGGGGCACCAAGCGAATACGCTTGCCGTTGTTGTCCACTGCTTGACGGATTTGAATCAACATCTGTTCGAGAGATGTTTGAGACAACACGGCGGCAGTAGCCAATTGGTTGCTGAAGGTACCGTTGACGATTGGGTGTGCAGTGTTGATCAAAGACACACCGTCGCCGCCGGGATAGGCGCTGTTGAAGGCCGTATTGAGAATGTTCGCAGACAACAATTCTTTGGTTTCCACCAAGGATTGTGCCAAGTGACGAGCATAAACTTGACCGATACGGATGTGGTCGCCGTCTTCAACGAGAACCTTGGTCAAAGCGAAGGCCAAGCCATACACTTTGTAGAGGTAACGCTGTAAGAACAACACGCCACCTTGCTGATAGGTCACTGGAGTACCGTCAGGCAATTGTGGAGCGGCGCCGAATCCATACAGGACAGGCTCTTCGTGGTAGTTACGAGGAATACCATCTTCCTCACGGAAAACGCGTGACCATTCGTCAGCGCGTTGATCATAGACTCCGTCGAAACATTCGTTGAGAATTGGTTCAACAATCGAACGGAAATCCGTACTTCGCATTGGTGCGGCCATGATTTAGCTCCTTTTAAGCAATAGCAGTTACAGCACCGAAGAACTGTGACTGTGCGTTAACGACACGAACGATGGTGTAGGCATCGCCCCACGCATTGTCCACATAGGGGGCCAAATCAACGACACGCATTTGACCTTGGACGGTATTACCGGCGGCAGTAGCAGAGCCCAAAGTGGCTTGCGACAGACCTGTGGTAGTAGAGCCTGCGGTCACATTGGTGAAGTTGTACTCGTTACCGATGGTAGTCTGAGCCATTGAGCCGTCAGCTTGGATTTCGTACACGATGTTTTGGTCGTTGTAGAAATAAGCAACGCAGGAACCGGTGGTGTACGCGGTGCTTGCAGGCCAATAGTTAGAGATACGACGGCGACCAGTTGTATCAGTCCACTCAACGCCTGCAAAGGCGCCAGACCAAGCCACGGCAGAGCCGGAAGCAGGGTTGGTTGTCAAGGGGATGATGACACCGGCTGATGCTGAATAAGCAACAGGTTGGCCTTTCAAAATGTTGTTTGAATAGCCAGAGGTAATTCCATTAGCAAGCGCTTGGGCGCGATCCAGACCAGAAGGGTGGAACGCAGGGCGCAAACCAAATGGAGCTGATGTACTAGACATATGTTTCTCCTAAGAAGTTAACCCGAAAAGACGGGCATTTTGTTTGGTTGCTGATCAAAAGAGCCCATACCTTCGCCTTCAACTTGTACCAATGGACGACCTGAGCTGTCACGCCCCTGCAGGCTTTCCATTTGAATCTTGACTTTCTCTGCTTCTTCACGAGGTTTGTCGTGATGCATGAGGGTCATGACCTCTTGGAAGAGCTCCATAGGAAGCTTGAACAGCAACATTTCGTTGCATGATATGTAGCCAACATGCTCACCTGACTTCACTCGATAATCTTCATAACCGGGCAACTCTTCCGACTTAACGGGTACATAGCCGAGGCGAATTCGCTTATCAATGCTGTCATAGCTGTTGGTTGTTGAAAGCCAGCAAAGGTGCCACCCGTCCATTTCGGGTAACTTAGGCAATGCTGATTGCGTCCACTCCTCACTCCACATCTTTCGGCGTTCCTGTGTCGAAGCGAACTTTTCTTGAGGCGCTACGCGTCCTGCTTCCCCGTTTTCACGGTCTTGGCGTCCGTTAGCGTTCAAAGATTTTTTGAGTCTAGATTCCATAATGTTTTCCCCTTAGATTAGTTGTTACGGTTTGCGCGATCAAACGCAATAAAGTTTTTGATCATGCGAGCTTTTCGCTCAGGGTTGTCCCAAGCACCCGCGTCCTTCATAGCTCTCACCCTTTCAGGTGAAAGTACAAATTGGGAGCGGTTAGAGCCCCCATATGCCGCTGATGCTTCTCGTCCTGAGCTAGTCACAACATTCCTTGGTCGTCTGACATTACGATTTCCGTCGTCATTGTTTCCATTGTACCTATGAGGCAATTCTTTTTGCAAACGGCTATCAAATTCTTCCCAATATTCGGGATCAGCCGGATTCCAACCTTGATTTGCCATGATCTCATCGACCTTTTTGGCAATCTTGCTGTCAGAGTCATTGTTGGCAGGGTTGTACCAACGGTTCTTGTTCATCCAGTCCTTTGCAAGGCGCTGAACTTGTGGGTTTGCAGGGGGCGCGTCATTGGGTTGCTTCAAATTGCGCTCTGCTTGGTTCTTCAACTGACGCAAATGCTTGACTTCCTCTTGAGCATTCATCATCAGCGTCTGAGCCGCCACCATAGCCTGTCCATCGCCGGCCTGTGTGGCCTCTGCGATCTTCATTTTGGCGTATTCAAGGCGCGTCATCGCGTCGTCAGCCGCTTTATCGATCTTGACGACCTGTTCGGCCTTGGTATTGCGCTCTAACTGGTTCAAGCGGCGCTTGAATTCCTCGTTTTCACGCTGTAATTGTTGAAGACGGACATCTTTTTCCTGATTTGTCTTGCGAATCAGGTCTTTTTTTGCCCGGCGACGGTTGCGTTTTGCGTCACGCACCTCTGCGCTGTCATTTGGGTTGTCTGCATCCGCGTCATTGGCCTCTTTTGCACGATCAAACCCGTTTTGTTCTTCAACAACTTCAGGTTCGAGCATTTTTTCAGGCACTTCGACGGTTGCAGAGCCGTCATTTAGCTCTTCAACTTCGATATTCTCTTTAGCTTCTGCCATGTTTTTTCTCCTTACACATAGGCTTTGAACGAAAGCGGGTCATCAGTGACCTTAGCAATCAGTTCGTGGTCGTTAATCGTCATGAATAACACGGGTTCTTGAAACTCTTGGTCGGCTTCCGATGGGACATTGCGCTCCCAACGATCACCACCCCACTTTGGAACCCGTACAAAGTCACCAATCTCAGCCCATGAGCCCTCAGGCCATGGTTGCATGGTGTCCCTGTTCTTGAAAGCAAGCGGCCCAATTGCCACGACCTTGCCGATCATGTTGTTCCACTTTTCGTTTTCTTTGGTTTCATCGACGATGATGATGCGGCCTGCCTTCTTTTTGATTCGACGCAGTTGCACAATCACACGACCACCGTAAGGAGCTTGTCCTGCCGGTACATCAGGGAACGCCCATGCCATTTCTTCGGCGTTAGGCGCTCCTGATTGTCCCTCGATGGTAGGGATGTCTTTAATGTCACTCATTTTTAAATCTCCATCACCATATTTCAGGTGCATAAGCGCGCTTAATCAGCGCATTGGTTAAAGTTTGCCTTCTTCTTCTTCCAAGATGTTGTCAATAATGTCTAAGGTTGCTTGCAACCCTTGATGCTCACCGACTAATCGTTGGTACGACTCCCAATTGATTGGCGCCCCTACGGATAGAGCCACCTTCAACTCGTCTTGTCGTAATTTGATCCTATGGATCAGTTGCTCAATCATTTATTCTTTTTGGTCACAGCATGTGCCAGACCGCCAGATTTTTTACCTTCAGAGGAAGATTGACTTCCACCCTTAGGTTGCATTGAAGTGCCGTCAAGTTTTTCGCCTTGAGCGATACGCTTGTGTTGCGGCACATCAATGGTTCTCTGTTCGTAATCAGATGTTGCCATTTGGAGCTCCTTGTGGTTGAGGTTGTGGCCCTTGTGGGGCCGGTGGTGTCACAGGCATTTGAGGTACCTGTGCTTGAGCTTGAGCCGCTTGTCGAATCGTCTCATGCGTCATCTTGGCGTTCTCAATGGCAATCTTAGTCTGATTGTCCATCTGAGCTTTTTGTTGATCCAGAGCCAAACGAGCCTGAGCCAGTTGAGCGTCTTGCTGATCTTTCTGGGTCTTGCGCTGTGTCTCAGCCATGCTTGTCTGCTGTACCACTTGTGCATCAGGTGGTATTGGAGGTGGCTTGGGTTGACTGCGCTCTTGAGCCATTTGAATGATCTTCTGGAACGACGGCATCAAGTCACCAAACACATCATTGACATCCAACATCACATGGGCGCCAATGGTCGTGAAGACCTTGTCGATGGTCGGTGTGAGGTTCGGATTATCGTAGTCGTCAATTGGCTTGCCGGTCATCTCTTGCACATAGCCATTCGAGCGGTTCAAGTACCACAAGGTCATGTGCTGTTTCAAATGCTCGATCAAGTTGTTGAGGTATGCCGGGTCTGCAAATGGGTTTTGGCCCAAGAACGGATTCATAGCAAACTGCAAGTGGTCTTGAATGTGAGCAATGTGATCTTGTTGGATGTACGCATAGGCTGACTGGCCCACGAGCATTGCCGCATTCTCATCTGCTGAGGTGCGTTGCTCAGGTGCAGGCACATCATTCATGATGTCGTTGATGTTGGGCACTTTCATTTGCTTGAGCATGCGAGCAATCACTGGCCCAATCTTGAACTGATCAGGGAACTGCTGTGCCAACTGCAACACTGCCTGAGACTGCGCCATGCGCTGAGTCTCAGAAAAAATGTTGGGATCAGACACCGGCTGTACATCGGTGTTCTTGGAGAAGTCTTCGCGCGTGATCTCAAGGTCAGACACGATGTCTGCTTTTTGCATGTCGTCAAAGTACCAACGGTTCAGGCGGCACAGAATCTTCAACACACGAGCTTGTGATGCATGCAGGCGCGCATGGATTGATGAGTAGACTTGAGAGCCTTGCTCGATCAATGCTTGCGTGGTGCCCACAGGCGACTGTGCATTCACATCGGCAATCTTCTCTTCAGCCGTCGTGACCACAGAACTCGTGGCTTTGTCCAAGAAGCCAAGCAGTTGGAAGAGCACATCGCTTGGTGGGTTGAAGGGCATCGGCATAGCGATCTGCCGGATGTCTTGCACACCGGGCGCGCCTTCAATCTCAATGATCTGGGTTACATCGACCTGCTGAGACTGCCCACTAATCTTCGCGCCCTTGAGCTTAAGCATAGTAGCGGCGTTGTTAATGTGAGCACTGTCCAGTAGAGCGCGGAGAGAGCCAGTAAGAGCGGCAGACAGACCGCCAATGAGATGAGGTAGGCCAATAGCGTAAGCACCGCGCCATGGAATGAATTTGAACTCCACGACCCAGTCAAGTTTGGTGAGCGTCTCATCTGCTTCCTCCCAGTTGCGGTACAAACCAACGACCTCGTTGTCGAGCACATCAATCATCAAGATGTAAGGCGCGTTTTTGCCCTTGCTGTGCTTGTCTTCTTCGAGCTCAAGCCATGTGTAGATGTGATAGACGGTGCGAATGCCGTCCTTGTTCTCTTCGAACTGCTTGCCTTCAATCTTGTTGTTGGCCTTGGCTACCTTGCCTTCATCAATCGTGCCGGATGCCTGCACATAGTTGATGTCGCGGTACATGCCCGACTTGATGCGGCGCTCGAACTCGAATTGGGTGATCTCGTGAATCTCAGCGGCGCGCTGTGCCGTGTAAAAGTTGGTTGCCGCAAAGGGCAGGATCACACGGTCAATCGGCAGGAACTCGATGCATGGACGCTTCTTGTCTTCGTCGTACCACAGTTTCATGTACTGTGAGCCGCCGAGTGGCAGTTGGGTCAGCAGTTGTTCTTGTTCGTCGCGGAACTCTTCGATCTGCTCAGTGATCTGCCAGTTGAGGTACTCGACCTTGCGATCTGCCACCGCCGTCTTGAGATCGTCAACCTTACCAATGATCTTCGACTTGACCGGGCCATCTGGTGGAAAGAGCTCTTTGATTGCGCGAGCGGCAAAGTCAACGCAACCCTCAGCCATGGCAGGATGCACGACCTTAGAGGCTCCCATAAAGGTTGCACCTCCGGGGGCATCATTGCCCATACCAGTCCGTTTAATACCCTCTTCATATTGTTTGTCGCGCAGTTCTCGTGCCTGCTTATCGCTCTCAAGTAAGTCTAAGTAATTGAAGACGATGTCCGACAAAACACCGGGATCAACAGAGTCTGCTAGGTTGTCATAGAACTCTGGGTTGAATTCTGGGCCATCGTCAATGTCAACAATGGCTGAACCGTCTGGCAATTCGTCAGTGTCGAATGCAGGCATGTCCATCACAGCGGAGCCGTCTTCTTGCTCTTGAATGTTTAGGTCGTCGTCTTTTTCAGCCATGATTATCCTTTATTGCCTGAGTGCTTGTGCTTGGCTCGTGCAAGACTTTTTAAATTTAAGCCTTTGTGTGCCTTATGCGCATCAGGGCTGTGCAAGTGATGCTTGTGCTTGACATGGTCTTCAGGGTCATTGTGGTGCTCCAGTCCATGGAACTGGGCATAAAAATGATGTGAGTCTAGTTTCTTCTTGCTCATACTTCCCATCCTTCGTCATTTGATTTTTCTCTAGGCGCAGGCTCTTGTGGTTGGATATGCACCGTTCTGTTCTGCGGTATTGTCTCACCCAACTTAGGCTTGCCAGTCTTTGCCGATATCTCAGTGGTCGGCACACGGGCATACCTGCCGTCTTCTTTCTTCATCAACTGTGGATCGTACTTCACAAAGAATCCGTTAGAGTCAATGTGAGCGTTGCCTTTCTCACCGATGGCCTTCTTGTTCTTAAGGCCCACGATCACGCCATGCTCGCCCTCAGGCTGAATGTCCAGTGGTCGGAAGTCATGGCTGTCACCGTTGATGACCTTGAACACTTTGCCAGTCTCATGATCAACGATCTGGTGGGGCAGATGCTCATTGTGTGTGAAGGCCATCGCCACATTGTCGCCACCCTCCAACCGACGGCGCATCTGCTTCCAGTTGCTGTGTGGATTGTGGACATCTTGATCGCTCACACCAGTGCTTGAGTAAGTGTAGTGGTGGTTGGGCGCGATGGGGTTGGTGTTGTTCTTGGTGTAGTCATAGAAGGTCACATCAGGGTGACCGTTGATGATGGCCTTGTGGACTCGTGGATTGATGTCCGACAGCACATTGAGGCGCACACCTAAGTGGTTGTTGTTCTGTGCCGCAATCGCTTTGGCGTCCTGAATCTCATCGTACAGCTTGACAGCAAACGAGTGAGGGTCGTTGATCATCGCCAAGGTCTTGTTGAGACTGTTCAGGCGTGGGCCCTTAAACTCTTCAAGGTTGGTACCGCCACCCAGTTTGAAGTAGTTGCCTGAGGTCTTGCCTAAGCACTCTTCCTTACACGATGCTGAGTTGGGGCAGGTGTTGAACTTGCCTTGACCAAACGCAGGAGCCAATGCCAGACCAGTCGTCTCGACACCGCGCCCATCGGGAAGCTTGATGGCCTCCTCGCCGCCCTTCTCAGACTTGATGAGCTTGGCGTTCTTGCCAAGCAAGTCCTTGGGCTTGTTGTCGCTTGTGCGGCCTACATGGTTGGACACCATCTCAGCGGCTCTCACGCTGTTCATCATGCGGTGATGTGCAGGCAGTGCCAAGTGATGAGCAATCGCCTCATCGAAGGCGCGAGCCAGACTGGCGATGCTTGGGCTACCGGCGTCATAGGGTGTGAAGCCATTGGGGGTCTTCACTGCACCTTGAGTCGCAGGCATGATATTGAATACACGGCGCTTTGGTGGCTGACCACCATCACCCATGTGAGGAAAAGCATCACGGGCTTTCTTCTTCAGGAGCTCAAGTCGCATTGCACCACCTGAGGCCATGCCGGGCGCGGCTCCAGTGGCAGGTGCAGGAGGTGGGGCCATAGCCGCCAGAGCTTGGCCTTGAGGCGTCATTTGAAGCATGTTGCCCATCTGTGCAGGAGCTCCACCGCTTGGGCCAGTGGGCGCGCCACCGGGAGCAGGAGGAGTGCCGGGCGTCGCACCGGGAGCACCGGGCTGACCGGGCTGAGGTTGACCGGGCACAGGTGCAGGGATTGGATTGAGTTGTTGACCGGGCTGTTGGGAGTTGGTGTCCACGCCACCGATTGGCATGCCTTTGTTGGTCGCTACGCCACCGATTGATGGGATGCCACCAATTGCTTTGGGGTTGGGGTTGACGAACATCTTGGGCTCCATGTCCAGAGCTTCATTCACGCCGATGCTGTCCATGAGGTCGGGGTTTCTGTGCTGTGCCAGATTGACGCGCATCTGCGCTAGTGATGGGGTGTCCATTATTCCTCCGATGATTTTCTATCAATTATCCTATGCGGATTGCTTGCCGTCCACCGGCAATTGGGGCACCGGTTGTCCCCCTGACAGACTCCGAGACTCTCGCAACTCCTCTTGCTCTTTGCGCCACTTGATCCACTCACGCAGTTGTTGGACGGCGAGTTGCTCCCAGATTTCTGTGCGGTCTTGGACGCTGATCTCGAACCGGTTTTCGCAGACCGTGGTGCGCACTCCATCGAGGTGCATGACGCGTTTGTAGGTGCCATCTCGTTGTTCATAGTACAAGTAGTCTTCATCTGCCATGCTGTCTCCTCTCTGGTTGATACTAATTAAATTAGTAGGTAGAAACCCTTACTAATTAAATTAGTAGTGGTCATTGCGAATAAGGGTTTTGACGCCCCTTCATGTTGTAAATCTCTGCGTCACTGATGTCATCGGGTTCGAGCTCCTCACGGGGGCCGGGATCAATGCTGATCCACCCGGCGTCCCTCAAGTACCGCAGGGCCTGACTGATGCAGTCCACGAACTCATCATGGATTGTGCCCTCAGGGAATGAACAGATTTGTGACACCATGCCCTCGGCCCAGTCACGCACGAAGCCGGGGGTCTTGGAGCTCTCAGGCACCCAGACGCGCCCTGCCTTGATGATGTTGGCGACGATGGACAGGCGCTGTATCTTGTCGGCCCGTCCGGGGTTGTAGGGCATGACCGGCAGGTGGGCGCGCTGTAAGTCTTGGATCAGGGAGATGCCTGCGCTCTTGTCTTCGATCAGGATCAGGTCAACGAGCTTGCGGGTCTTGCCTTCACCGTAGACCACCTCGAACTCGCTCATGATCTTGGGGCGCAGGTCAGGGTACTGCAGGTGCTCTTGCCAACAGTCGATGATAAGCACCGACATGGCTCCGTCCTCTGGGCGATAGACGCCAAGGGTCATGTGGCCCGTGGGGTCGTTGTGGGTTTTGTCCGAGGTAGCGCAGTCCACCGACTGGATGATGTACTCGAACTTGGGGAAGGGCTTGTCTTTGGGCCAGAGCCTAAACCACTCACGGCGAACGATGCCGCCTTCCTCAGGGTCAATGATCTCAGCGTGAATCTCCTGCCTGCCGAGGTTGGTGCCCTCGTACTGCAAAATCTGCTTCTGGAAGGAGGGCGCAAGGTTGTCCTTGTTGATGTAGGTCGATGCCTTGGTGATCACCACATCGTCGTTCTCACGGCTCAAGAGCTCCATGATCAGGGGTTTGGGCTTGGGCGTCGTGGTGGCGATGATGCGGGTTCGTTGGCCCAGACGCACCGCGAATTGAATCTGATCCCATGCGGCCTGCAGGTCATCGTAGGCGGCGAGCTCATCGAGCCATGCGCCATGCCACTGACCACCACGGAAACGCTCCGGCTCCGATGCCGGGATGCCCTTGATGAATGAGCCATTGATGAGCCTGAGCTCGTGCAGGGCTTTGTTGTAGTCCTCGATCAGGGAAGGTGGGCACACATTGAGCAGGCCAGAGTCACCTTCGAAGCAGGTGCCACGGATGTCGCCTGATGTGGGCGCGGAGACGAGCCATCGACTGCCGGGCATATCCCATGCCCACTCAAGTAGCGTCTCAGTGGCGGCGCGGGTCTTGCCGGCTCCACGGCCTGCGAGCATGAGCCAGATGTTCCACCATTCGCCTGCAGGCTCAATCTGGTGCTTGTGGGCGCCCTTCATCCACTTCATGCGCCAATTGATCACCGTCTGGGCAATATTCGTCCGTTGGGCGTAATCCTCTTTGAGGGTGTCTTCGTCGTCAAGGATAAGGTCTACAACACTCATACGGGCTTGATGATGGCGTAGGGTTCATTGGTGCGCTTCTGGGCGTCCTCGATGGCGTGGAGGTCTTCCAGAATCTCTCTGTTGACCACAATCAGGTCACGATCAAATAGCCAACTCTCGATCACATTGGTCGAGTCCTTGCCCCACATGAATACGGGCCAGAGGTACAGGCGAATGCGAAAACGCCAAGAGATGAGCATGTGGGTGTGAGTGTGATACCAGACCCACCGGAAGGTCACATAGGGCTTGCGCCATGTGCCAAGCGTGATATTGAGGCCAACACGGGCTATGCGGCCCTCAGGTGTGTACTTAATCATTCTGCTTGCCTTTGCATCTTGATGGCCTTCAAGAGCTCGCCAAACACGCCGAGGTTGTGTTCATGCACCACTGGGCTCTCGTCGTCTCCTGAGTGAATTGTGCGGTCACCATACTTCTTGGGCTTGAGCTTCATGGCTGTCCACTTCCGGGCCTCAATGCGTTGCTTCTGGTAGGCCACATAGCCGGAGTCGATCTTCAGGTCGATGACATTGCCGTCCTTGTCCTTGATCTCAAGCATCTCAGGCTTTTCGTCAGCGATGGCGACGATTTCGTCAGCGTGGGTGTCAGCCTGCTCCTCCCGCGCGCGTGTGTAGTTCTCCGCAAACTCCTTGTGGCGCAACAACCATTCGTACACTGTGGACTGCACAGGATATCCCTCCTCCATGCATATCCGTCTCAGAGACTCCCCCATAGATAGCCTCTGGCATATCTTGTTGGCTATCTCTTCACTGTATGTGGATGGAGCTCCCACCTTGTTCTTTGTCTTGGTCGTCATACTCTTCCTTTTTGGCGCGCAATCTTTTCAGCGCATAGGCATAAGTGTAACTCTTAGTTCGTTTTTGCGTAAATAGGCCAAAAAAAAGGGAAGGCTTTTACACCTTCCCAAAATTGCCCCTCGTGGGCAGGGCAACTGCAATCTTCAGAATCCGTTCTTAATCTTCAGCTTGGCTTCGGTTCGCTTCATCAATTCCCAGTCTGAATCCGTGCTTTCCCAAAGCTGATTGGCCTCCTCATCCGTCAGCCCAATCCATTCACGCTGTGGTTGTGGTGTGGTGTAGAGGGGTTCATTCAAACAACCTTCTCCACCAATACTTTCTGCAAACCAGAAACCAAATTCAGGTTCGTTTGGATACGAAACTCGCCACGCCACAGGCTCTTGCTTCTCTGCTTGCTCTATGGCTTGGCGTAGGGATGTGGCCTGTACTGTCGCAAAACATTTTGCTTCGTACATACTATTTGCTAGCGATCCAACACTTCTGTCGTGGTCGTACCAACTTGCGATGTCTTCAAACGCCTCCAGCGCCTGTTTCATTGCTTCTATGCTCATGAATTCCTCTCTTTGAGCATTTCCTGCATGCGCAGGAGCATGAGCTCTGGCCTTCCCTGCCATCTGTCATCACACAGGATTTCTGCGATCTCCTTGTGCTTGAGGTCTTTCCACTCTCTTGGATGATCGTACAGGGGTTTCTCGTTCCAGTAGGGATACCGCTCATGCCAGTCTTTGCGGGTTTCGGTCAGCACTGGGTGCTCTTCGTCGTCGTCGATGTAGTAGTGGTAAGCAACTGGTTTTGACATGTCAGCCCTCTATGCGCGCCCGGATGATGTCTTGGAACTGTCCGATCAAGTCCCATCGACCTTGGATGTAGTCACTGTTGGCGGCGATGCCGTTCTTAAGTTTCAACAGCTCCTCTTCGAGCTCTTTGCGCTCTTTGTTGCGCTCTTCCTTTAGTCGCCCAGAGAATGCCTGCGCGATCCACATCATGAAGGATTTGGCGCTCTCTTCCATGTCGCCCTCAAACTTGAGCTCCGGGCCGTTGAAGTCGAGCCGCCCAACCACTTTGGCATTCATGCCATCAATGACATTATGAAAAATAATGTTGTAATTCTGCTTGAGGTTGATCTTAAGTTCGGTTGGCACGATAAAGGCTTCTTCCACCTCATCACCCCATGGATACTTATCCAAGGGCTCAGTCATGGTGCTCACTCCGAGTCAGGCGGCTTGATGCCCACGACTTGTACGCCTTGAGCTCCTTGTTCTCCTCCTTCAGGCGCTCGATCTCGCCTCTCTGGTGGTTCATGATGCTGTGAGCTCGCTCAATCCAGTCCTTGACCTCTTGAGGCATGCCGAAGGTGGGCTCCTTTGAGATCGCGGTGGTTTTCTTTGCCGGCGCCTTCTTTGCCGGGACTTTCTTTGCGACGGTCTTAGTTGCCATTGTTTTGCTTTCTGCAGGCTTCACGCACTGCTTTAGGGAAGTCAGGGGAAATCTCTGCAATGCGGCAATCGTACTTGGCCTCATGCTGTACGGGCACCAGATCAGGCATGAAGGCCATGCCAACGATGAATGCCACGAAGAGGGTGCCGATGATGATTTTGTCGAGGAGGGATTCCTCTTGCTGTTGGTAGTTCATGATCTTACGCTTCCTCCACAGTGATTTTGTATTTCTTGCCAAGGTATTCTGCCTCGATGGTTTTCTTGGTGGTGAGCAGGTAGCCGCCCTCTGGGTGAAGGTCAGACTTTACTGTGCTTGTAGCCACGCCAGTCACTGGCAGGGCATGCTTGATGCTGTTGGCGATGTAGTCGCAGTAGGCCATTATGCTTGTGGCCTTGCCTGCGGTGTCGAGGGCAATTTCTACCACTTTGTTGGTGGACATCTTGATCATTGGTTTGAAGTCTTCCATGTCATTCTCCTTAGTTGAAATATTCAGCAATCTCTGACTCAATCTCTTGGGTCATCTTGTCGTCAAGCTTGCGCTCAAGCCATGCGGCTTTGCGACCACGACGGTCAAGCACTTCGAACTCACACTCGGTGTAGCCATGGTAGTCCCAGTCACTGGCGGCGTGGTAGCTGTAAGAGCCCTTCACGCACTCGTAGTGGGTCACGCCAATGATGCATGGGATGCCTGCGACACGGCTTTCAATTTCTGCGATGTATGACATATCTAACTCCTTGTTTGAACCTGCTTCGTTGCAGTGATTAGAATTCTAACACAAAGTTAGATTGTGTCGTCAACATTTATTTTTGTAGGTACTTTCCCTAATGTTTGGTCGGCGGTGGCCTGCAGGTGTTCCAGTCGCCAAACTGGCCCAGATTCATGACCTTGTCGAGCAAGTCCTGCGTTGCCTGCGATGCATGGGCATTGTCGAACTTGTGTTTGACCTCCTTCATCATGATGTGCATGAAGGGGTCTATTTCGCCCCCACGGCGCTCCACGATGAGGATGGATAGGGTCATGAGGGTGGTGCTGATATTTGCCGCCACAGACAGGCATACATCGTGTCCATGCTTATCCATGATCTGGTGGAAGTACCGTTGAATGAGCGGGTCAACCCTTTTCAGAAGCTCCCCGACCTTTTCGATGTCTTTTTCGATACTCATCACTGCACCATTTGGCTAGGGATGCGATTGCGAATCTTCTCGGCGATCTCATCTTGGCCTGCCTCTTTGGCGATGTCTGCGCAGGCTTGGCGCTCGATGAAGATGGCCTGCTTGGTCGTCTCAATTGCCACCTGCATGATCTCAGCCTTGGCAAGCACCAAAGCCTCGTCGAATTCAATTTGAGTGAAGAACTTCATGGTTCCTGCGTTTCCCAACAATTGGCGAGCCAATGGGCTCAATTCTTTCTTTTCCATTTAATACCTCTCGTTTTTTTGTAACCACCACAACATGCCAAGCGCCACCAAAATAATTACCACGATGGTAAGGCCGGCAATCAAAAGAAAATTTAGGATGGTCGTGATCATTTAATTCGTGCCACCTTCGCGCGCTTCATCACCAACTCGTACTCGGCCTTGGCCTTGTCGTCGAGCTTACGCAATGGAAGTCCCTGATAGAACTTCCATTTGGCTTGAAACTCAGGCAACTCACTTGCAGGCACCCAACCCATCTGGCGCCACCTCACGGTGATGTCGGTGCCTGTTGGTGTCCAGACATGTTCGTTATCTTGATTCATGCTACCTCCTTTGTGTTGATGCCCAGATGACTGAGCCCTTCGGGTGTGATCCTCCAAACGACTGCTTTACGCTTGGAGACAGTTTGACGCCGGTGGCCTGAATCTTCAACCAGTCCTGCGTCCATCAGAGTGACCCTACAAGGCCGGTATGAGTTGCCCGGCATGTTGAGGGCCTGCTGACCTTCTTCGTCGGTGATAGGCCGCTTTGCGATAGCCACCAACACCGAGCGTCGCACATCACTGAACTTCTCAGATGCCTTCAGGGCCGAGGCGATGCTCGTGTCACTATGGCGTTGATGTGGTGGGAGCTCGCCGAGTGACTTGCGCTTCTTGCGCGACATCTTGGCGATCTCCGTTTTCACAGCTTGGATTGCCGCACCAGTGTCTGCGTGTGTCCAGTCACTGGTGAGGACTTCCAAGATCAATTGAAGGTCTTGGAGTGTCATATCAAAAGTTGTAATCGTAAAACTTCTGTGGTGAATTCGATAGCCCAAACCGGCGCCCATGCTTGTCCTTCCATGTGCCCGACTTATGCAGGCGAATGCGGATGATTGGGTTCTGAGGATTGCTCTTGATGTGCCATGCCTGCGCGTTGTCGCTCACCGCGCTGAAGCCGCCGGGCACGAAGGTGGTCTTGACGCTCTCGTCCTTCTCTGCATCCATCTCTCGCACTTCAAGAGTCCTGTCGCTGACCTTCTTCACGACCTCGTAGGGATTGACATCTGACCAACCGTAGTGATTTGCGTAGTTCATGATTTACTCCTTGGAAATTGCGCGTTGCAGGGCCTCGATGAGGGCTTCGGTTTCTTCGCGGGACATAGCCACTGATGCGTGACCGCCGGGGAAGAAGATAGACATGTGTGAACCGTCGTCAAAGTCGCTGACCATGATCTTGCGGTCAGACTCGACGATCTTGATGGAGGTGTCTTTGTTTTCGATTGTTACGCTCATGGTGATCTCCTAAGGGGCCGAGGCCCCGTTGATTATTTGACTGGGGTTACTCGGATGTCGGCGCGGCCTTCTTTGCGGAAGGTGTCGAGCACATCATCTTGGATGCCGTAGGAGACGCAGAGCTTGCCGTAATCAACGGTGCCCTTAACTTGCACGAGCTTGATGTCAACGCTGTGCAACTCACCTTGGTGTTTGCCTTCGCCGTACTTGTTGGCGATGGCCTCTTTCATGGCCTTGACTTGTTCTGCCAGAGCTTTGGCTTGTTGGTCGAGCACAAAGAGTGCATCGATGTCAGATACGAGAGACTCGACAGTTGCGAGGGCTTGAATGTTTGCTTGAACTTCTGTGATCATTTCGATCTCCTTGATTAAACCTGCGACAGTGCAGTGATGAGAAGTATAACTCTAAGTTAGAGTCTTGCAAGCACTTTTTAAAAATATTTTCTAAGGAAAACCCTAATGTTGCTTTTACGCTACTAATTTAATTAGTAGTCAGGAACTTAAACACATGCCGGATGGTCACATTCAGGGCATCGAGCTGATCCATCTTGGCAATAGCCCACGCGCGCTTGTTCCCATGCCATCCCATGTTCGAGCCTTGGTGGCAGGACTTGCAGAGGGCCACCACCGTAAAGTGCTCACCTTGCTCGATGTGGTGTGCATCACTGGGCCCCGGCTGTCCACAGACTGAGCAGGGCTGTTCTTTGACGAGCCCCACCCACTTCTTTTCAAGCGTGTCGTAACTGCCGTTCATAGGCCAACGATCTCATTCGGGAATTTGAAATAAGGAGTTGAGTTGCCGTCGGGTGTGTAAGGTGCGGCGGCGCCGGTTTCGTTGAATGCCGCGAACGAATGCCCCTGCAATTGCTCAAGCAGGCCAACACACATGTTGTAGGACAAAGGCGCCTTCACAAGCTCTTTGTGCCGCTCCATGAGTTGACCAACCATGTCGATCTGCTGACGAATCATCATCATGACGGCGAGCCGGTGGTCGCGCGCAAGCTTCTCTTTTTGCCAGACTTCGGTTTCTTTTAAGTGCTTCATGTTTTCTCCTTCACATTACTGATTTATCCATCACCCTGTTGGAGGCTTCAGTTGAGCGCCAAACCTCGATTCGAGCCTGCGCTGATACCAATCCCCATCTGAGTGTCTCTTCGGCCTCCACGGCCCCCTCTAGGCCCTTGAGCAGTTCCACATACGATGGGTCTGCATAGGCTTCGATCTCTGCCGCCGCCACGGTCTTGATGCCGCGCGACAATGCGGCCTTCATCAGCATGGCTTTTTGGCTCTTGCGGTACTCTTCCAAGTAGGTGCGGTGAGCCTTGGCCTCGGCGTATTTGCGACCATGCGTGTAGAGGTAGTCCACCGCGTCGTTAATGTCCTTTTGGTTCATTCCAATACTCCTCTACCCAGTGTTCATAAAAGCCCCAACAAATCAGCCAATCCCACATCAACTTTTGCGCCATTGGATTGCGTGAGTCGGAATAGAACTTTGCCATCTGCAGGCAAGTTTCTTTTGGTGGTGCTTTGCTACTCATACCCCAAACCTCGCAATCAGTGCCGCGTCAGCCAGTGCTTGGCCTTGGCCTTTCTTGTCCAAGCATTGCCACTTGGGCCACATCTGAATGGCCTTCACGCGCGCCGCGTCTTTGTCGCTTCCAATGAGCCCTGCGGCCTTTTTCCACTTCTGTGGTGTCACCAGTTCATAGGGCGTCATGACCGCGCCCAGAATGCCCTCTATGACGCCGCAGGAGTGCCCAAAGTTGAACGACGAGCTCACGCCTTGCTTTGGCATTGAATGCACGAATTCGACATACACCTTGAGGGCGCCTGAATCGAAGATGAATCGGGCCAGTGAAGCCGCGTTCACCTTGGTGGTCGAGCCAACCTTCATGGTGGGCATCAACAGCCATTCGATGGGCTCGCCATCCTCAAGCAGAACAATCGCGCCCGATGCGCCGGGATCAATTCCAATCACTCTCATGTACTGACCTTTCACTGTTGACCATGTGTTGATGCATCTCTTCCAATGCGTTGAGCTCGTCCTCGAATCGGCGCTTGAGCTCGTTGAGAGCCTTGGAGGCCAGATCATCTGCGCCGTGGTACATGATGCTGATCAGATCAGCCTCAGGCATGCGGTTTAAGATGTCTTTGACGGTCTTGATTTGGTTGGGCAATATGCCGGGCTTTCCTTGAACAGACAGCCAGTAGGCGAAGTCATCGGACACCATGTTTTGTCTCCCTCAGTTTGAACCACTCACAGCGTTGCAAGATGAATCGCAGTGGGGTTTGTGGTTGGCGCTTGTGGTCAACAATCTTTGAACAGGTCTTCCTGTTGTCGTTGTAGTTTTGACACTCGAAACACAAACGCCGGTCATCGGTACCGTCTTTGTCTCGCTCCCAGAGTTTGTCTGCGAGCTCCCATGCTTCGTCAGGAGATAAGCCTTCCGTCTCGAAGCGTTGCCGGCGGCGTTCGTGTCGTTTGACATAGATGTCGATCTCTTCTGGCTTAAGTAGCCTCATGTTGACCCTCCAATAAAATCACAATATTGTGATGTTAGAGAGTCTAACACAGAATTAGACAATGACAACAGTTGAAGTCTCTCGTTCAACTATCAACTTTCCTTCTGTGACGAAGTTCCAATCCACACCGTTTGGATCCATCTCTGTCCATGCTACGGATTGAATCTTCACCCCTTTACAGATGATCTCTTTGTTGTTCTCATCGAACACGCGCCACTTGTGATCAACGGTGCCGCGCCCCGGTTGGCCTGCGGTTTTGTTGTAGCGAATGCGGTATTTCATATCACCTCCACTTTAGGGTCAGCCGCCGCCTCCTGTGGTGCTTGCGTGACGCCAAGATTCATGTGGACGAACTTCACCGATTGCTCGCGGTTAAGGTTGCGGCTGAACTGGTGAGGCAACCATGCCGGTGTGAAGATGAGTGTGCCCTCTTCAGGCGTGAAGACCACCTGCGTCGATGCAGGCGCGACTTTCTTGTTGTCCTTAACCGGCAAATTGGTGATGACTTTGCCGGGGCGTGGATCGTGAATCACCATCTTCATGGCGTTCTTTGGCATGTTGAGGAAGTAGAACGCGCTGATCGCCGCGCCGTTGCCGTGGACATGAGTCTCCATGGCAGATTGGAAGTTGTGCTCTTGAGTCCACATCTCTTGAAAGAAGGTGACCAAGTTGTCCATGTTGTAGCCCTGAGCCGCGAAGATGTTCCATGCGGTTTGGGAGACATACTGCGCAAACTCTGCGGCATCCGGCTCGTGCGAGAAGCTTGCAGTCATCACGGTCATGGGGTTCTTTTTGTTCTTGTGCCGCGCCCTTGACTTGGCAAGGTATTGATTCGAAATCTTGCGAATGGGTTCCAAAAACTGTGGCAACTTCACCGCGTAGATCGGGGTGGTGAAGTAGTGGAACTCTTCAAGTTTGTCCATGTTTTTCTCCTGATTGAACTATCAAAAGTCTAACACGGAATTAGAACTTTGCGTAGGGAAAATGGAAGGTCTTTTGACCTTAATCAAAATTACCCTTTCTTTATTTCTACCTTACTGTCTCTTTCCTGATACCCAGAGGTGGACAGACTCAGCCCTCCCAAGAGAGGATGAGCCTTCACAGATACCCGTCGGAGTTTCTGACCCGTCAGTCGTTCGATGTAAGGGCACTCACTTCGCCACCCTTTGCTCTATCTCAACATCTTTCCCGTAGTAGAGCTGTCCCTGATCGCTACCGCCAGTGCGCGTCCGATTCAGCGACAAAGTATGAGATCAAAAAAAAGCCGTTAAGACAAACCCCGGTGAGAACACATCCTTCTTTTGGAAGGACGGCACCCCATTCGGGGTCGGAGTTTGACTTAACGGCTTTCGCTTGCACAGGTTCTCACGCCTTGCAAGTGAATTATAACCACAAGCAAATTTTGCTTGTCAAGTCTTTTTTTGGGGTGAAGGGGAGAATCGAACTCTCGCTGACAGATTCACAGGCTGTCGTGCTACCACTACACTACCGACACCATAAAGTGGCTGTGGTATTTGGAATCGAACCAAACTCATTCTCGGTTAACAGCCGAGCGCATACACCTTGCTTGCTCTACCACAATGGGATAGGGTCAATTTCGATGATGATTGGTCTGTGCGGTAGGGATCGAACCTACGACCTCGTGTGCCCAAGACACGCGCGCTACCACTGCGCTACGCACAGAGATAGGGGGTCGTGGGAGAGATGTGTTCATGATTGGATGAATTATATACATGAGATGGCTGTCATGTACATTTTTTTGAGTTTTGTAAACATGACCCTTCTGTTTCTTGGTGGGTCATACCTCAGACGGGTCAGATTAACCGTCGAGCCTTCGGCTTATGCAAGTTGTTGGTGGCCGCAAATGGGGAACTGTGGACTGAACCACTCGCCCGATCACCGCATCTGCCACCAACACAACTGGAGACTGAAAGGCAGTTGGCGACGCGCAGTGAAGCACCAAGTCGTTTCCCACGCCAATCCCCATGTGTGTTGGCGCTGATGTTTACAGTCCATCAGCACGACTTTCTAGAGAGTCAGGAGTATACCGCTGATCTTCTACATTCGATGATTTTTTCCACCACCTTAAAAACGCTCTCCTTGGTATGTAGATCATTCGCATCCCATCCGACGGTGTCAGCCATCGTCCAAGGCAATCCGGTGGCCTCTGCGGCCTTCCTGCCCGTCTCTGAGGCATCGTTGTCGGCAAAGATGAACCGGTTGCCGGGTATCTGGTCAGCCACCGCAATCATGTTCGATGCTGAGAAGCACACTATCACCGAGGCCATCACGCCACAGCTCCTAAGGGCTTGATGCACCGACAGGCCGGTGGCATACCCTTCAACCAACCACGCCTCAGGCAGGCTCCTGTTGCCGATGTAAAAAACCGCATGCTTGGCCCTCATGCCGTGGAGCATCTTCTTTTCGTATTGTCGCGCGTCGTAGTCGTAGTAAATCTGCTGATAGCCCTGCAAAGCCATCGTGCTGACATTGCGCATGGGCACCAACAGCTTGTTGTCCAACACGAGCCCCAACTCATTTTTAAAACCCTTGAACTGCAGGTAGGCGTGGTTCTCTTTCTTAGCTGACCTGAGCGTGATGTCAGCCTGCAGGGCCACCCGTTGGTAGCCTGCCTCCTTGTCGGACTGCTGTACGCGCCGTTTATCGGCCCATGCGCGCTTTTCTGCGTCAGTCCATGGTTTGGCATGAGGGTCTTCGTACCAAACGACTCTGGCCTCTCCTGACCAATCCATGACCCATCCGCGCTGACCATCCCAGAAGTAGGCGCCATTGTCTGACTTGGGCTTGCTGACCGTACCAGTTCGCTTGATGCGCTCAGAAGGGTACAGCTTGTCGTGGTCGATCTCTACCCCGTGAGCTCGTGCAAAGTCGATGAAGCTCATGATGCACTCACTGGGTAAAAGGTCACAACACCACTGGGCCAATGAATAGTGACACTGCAACCCAACTTTTTGGATGTGCTTGAAATCCAATGCTTGATTGCAGGCTCATACATCAATTTTTCAAGCAAACGCAAACTGATAGTCGCATCTTCGCCGCGATTCACCCTCTCGGCAATCCATGCTTCGATATTCATAGATCACCCCTCCTTATGGCCCTCAAAACTCGATCTGCGGTATCTTTCAAAGTGCCAAGAAGTGCAACACTTGCTCTGATAGAGCATGCATCACGCTCATGCTGTGCTACCAGTTTGGCAAAGCGTTTAAGTGCTTTTGGATGCGTTGCTAAACAACTTGGTAAGTTTGCCTCTCTAGCCATCTCAATAATTTGTTCGTCAGTCATTCTCCGCTACCTCCGTATGACTGGTAGGTGTAGGTGGTCTGCTTCAGCATCAACTTGAGATTTTTCTTGAACAGTCGAAGCTCGGCAAGTCTGATCTTGTCCTTGAGCTCGTGGTGAAGCTTGATTCTGGTTAAGAGTGCCGCCTCACGGTTGGCAATCAATGCGTCAATGGTTTTTGCTTTCATTTCAAGTACTCCTCTTCAATCTCTAAAGCTCGTTTGAGAACAATGTCTAATGTCGATCCACACACCTTGTGAAAACCAACAGGTGTATCTGGATACCACTGCAACTCCCACAGTTCATCGGTGTCGATGCACTTTTGTTTGTCCTCAGGCGAAACCCAATAATGCTCATCATCAACAGATGGGTGATATCCGACTCTTTCTGCCACCGTCTCGTAGTAGTCCTTGTGCTCGTTGTGAGTCAAGTACAGGCCCGCTTTGTGTTTTGGAAAAATCATCGTCCTGCTCCTTTTTTCCATGCAATGTTCATCTGTTGAATCTTGTTGTACACATTCCTGTTGATCTCGACCATCGGGGCATTACTGAATGCCCACTTCGATTCTTGGCCTGTGATCTGCCGGTATAAGTGCCATGCCCTGCCTGACTGCGCGTCTGCCTTGCTGTGAATCCGCGCATACGAACACAGTTGATGCCACAAGTGTTCGGCGTTGTCTGCGAGTTTCTTTTTGTTCTTGCCTTCACCGATGAAGATTTCCTTCATGTGGCCCGGCACCGCGTCGCTGATCTCACGGCTCACGCGCTCGTAACCGCAAGCCATGCACCGCTTGTGGAAAGGTGTGTAGCCACACTTCGGACAGCCCTTGGTATCGAACTCCTCCTTCGTGCGCACTGTCTTGTCGAGCTTCTCGCCATCGTCGAGCTTCTCCAACCCGTTGAAGTAGATGTCGTTGAAGTCTTCAAAGAACCGGATGATGTTGCCGCTGAAGTCGAGCAGGTGGCAATCCTTCTTGCCTGTCTCAGGCGAGCTCCGCAGGCCACGGCCCCACATCTGAATCGCAGTCGAGAGTGACTTGCGCAATGGGCGCGCATCGCAGATACAGCCAACATCAGGCACATCAAAGCCCTTTGCGAGGGCCTCCACGCTGATCAACACGCGCAGGTAGGTGTCAGGCTTGCGGTACTCCTTCAAGAGTTCCTCGCGCTCGCGCTCCTTCGTCTCAGAGGTGAACATCGCCGCCATGATGCCTTGGGCAATGAACTGCCTGCAGAGCTCTTCACAGTGGGCGATGGTGGCCCCAAACACGATGGTCTTACGGTTGTCGCCGAACTTGATCCAGTCGTTGACCACATCACCTACGATCTTGAGCTCGCGCTCCTCAGCCGCCTTGTCTGTCCACTCGCCACCTTTGACCTCTGCGCCGGTCATATCGGGCTTTTGGCACGAGAAAATCCGCATGGGCACCAGAGTACCCTCCTGCGTGAGATCGTTCATCGTGGTTGCATTTACCAAGTTGGTAAAGATTTTTCCAAGGCCCGGCGTGAAGGGCGTGGCAGACAGGCCAATGACCGTTGCGTTTGTTGCTTTTGCAAACTCAGTCCATGCCTTGTATGTGGTGTGCGCTTCATCGACCACCAACACATCCATTTGAGGCCAGAACGCGCGCTTGGCGACGGTCTGCACACTGGCAATTTGGAAGAGCTCACTTGGCCTGCGGCGCCAATGGTTGGCTTGAATGACGCCATGGTTGTACATGCCGTAGCGGTCAGCCACCGCAGAGGTTTGGTTGATCAGCGTGGTGCGGTCACACAGGAACACAGCGCGCTTGCCCTTTTGGATTGCTTCATTACAAATTCGTAATCCAAGGTAAGTCTTACCGGCCCCTGTGGGCGCCATGATCAACTGGTTTTTATGTCCCTCACGAAACCCTTGGCGCAGGGCTTCATGGGCATCAATTTGGAATTGACGAGGGGTTGGGAATCCATCATCACGCCCACTTGGCGCTAGGAGTTTTGAGGTCATTTTTTGGCTTTCAGTTTGTCATTTTCTTTTTGAAGTTTCTTGACCATTTTCACGGCCTCGTTGCGCTCATTCATGAGTCCATGAAGGCGTGTCTCTAGTTGAGCATTCAAGTAGTTCAGGCGCTTGATTTCTTCGTGTGCTGTCGCCAGTGCATCGTCTGAGTCCAAGAGCTTGTACATGGCCTCTTGGTCAGCAATCAGCGCCAACTCTGCCGCCTTGATTTCCTCGTCTGAGGGCGCCTCACCGGCGTAGGGATTTTCCCTATCTGTTGGTTTTTCACTACTAATTAAATTAGTATTTTGTTTCTCTTGAATCTTCTTCTCGAAGTGCTTCTTGACGCTCTCTGCCTGCTTCTTTTTGCGCTCTGGGTCACGCACTGAAGCCACAAAGGGCTGAGATACCACGCAGATTTTGGCGATCTCGTAGTTGCTCTTGTCCTTGAGCAGTGGGTTGTTAATGGCGTTCTCAACACTGCGCTCTTTGTCGGCCCGTGTGCGAGCTCTACCGTGTTTGCCGTTGGCGCCGTATGAGTCCACTTGGGCATCAAACTGCGAGCCGGGCAAATAGTTGACATTGATTTCCTTCACGCCAAGTTGCTTGTACGCAAGGTAGCGATGGAAGCCATCTGATAGCCAGTGGTGCGAACCGTCAAAGCGTGTCTCAATCGGGTCGTACTCCATGTCATTCTTCAGATCGTCAACGATCTTCTGAATCCAGTTGGCGTCCATCTCTACTCTTGATTGGGTGTCTCCATCGATCCTCACGGTGTTGATGGGTACCAATTTCAGCGTTCTTTTCATTCACATCTCCTGTTAAATTTCAGTCAAATAAATCGGGGCGTAGTTCTTTTGCTGTGACCAGTCCTTGCGTTGCCTTCTCGATCTTCTTTGCCAACTCTGCTGAAGGTCGGCGAGCTTTCCTCAATAACAATCCCAACCATGTTGGGGTGATGCCGAGGTACTCAGCCATCTCTTTCTTGGCCCCGTAGGGCTCTTCCTCGAAATATTTTTTTAGGTTCATAGAACTCCTTTCTGAAACTCTAACAAATAGTCTAACACAAAATTAGATTTGTGGTATAGTCTTTTCACGGCACAGTCGCCGGGTAAAGGTCAGTAAGACCGTTTTTCAAGGAGTAAGAGATGAGCTTTTATGTAGAAGACAAGGGTGGGAATTTCGAGCGAAGCCCTCCCGGTATGCACTTAGCAAGGTGCTACCGAATCGTGGACTTGGGCACACAAAAGTCCGAGTATATGGGTCAAACCAAGTACCTCCACAAGATCATGATCGGGTGGGAACTTCACGGTGTAGACGACAGTGGCAAACCCCTCAAGATGATAGACGGGCGCCCCTTTGCAATCTTCAAAAACTATACGCTTAGTTGGTCTGAGAAAGCAAATCTTCGCCTTGATCTACAGTCATGGCGCGGTAAGCCCTTCAGCCAAGAAGAGATGCGCAAGTTTGACCTAAAGAATGTTTTGGGTGCATGGTGCATGCTCAATGTGATCGAGCGCCAAGGTCAGAATGGCAACACCTACTCCAATGTGGACAGCGTGTCGCCAGTGCCCACCATCATCAAGCAAAACGGCCTGCCAAATCCGGTCAACAAGAACGAGATGTTCAATCTGCAGGAGCCTGACTGGGTTCTGTTTGAAACATTCAGCGACAACCTGAAACAAAAGATCATCAACTCGCCAGAGTTTGAAAAGGTCAAGAAGGCCGCTGACTACCAGAAGGACGCAAACGCTGAGGCCAACTCACCGAAGCCTGCGTTCGACGAAGACGACGACATCCCTTTCTGATCATGAAACAAGTCATTCAAGAAGAGGGCTCGCGCCCAATCAAAATTTGGACTGACGATGTAGAAGGAGAGGCGCTAACTCAACTTAAGAATTTGGCGCGTCTACCTTTTATCAACCATCATGGCGTGGTTTGCATGCCTGATGTTCATGCAGGAAAAGGCTCTACCGTGGGCACTGTTATTGCCACCGAGAAAGCCATCATTCCTGCGGCTGTAGGTGTTGACATTGGTTGTGGCATGAATGCTGTCAGAACCTCATTAAAAGCTTCCGACTTGCCCGAATCCTTGAAAGATATTCGCGCCCAAATTGAGCGCGACATCCCGCTGGGTGCAGGTGGTCGTTTACAGCGAGATGAAGAGGTCAACAATCGGTTAGGTCGCCTTCCTAAAACATCATTCAATCTTTGCGAAAACCTCAACGAGATTGCCGGTGATTACTGGAAAAAAGCCGCGCCCCAACTTGGCACACTTGGATCAGGCAATCATTTCATTGAACTTTGCATTGATGAGAATCAAGATGTGTGGGTCATGCTTCACTCTGGCTCTCGTGGCATTGGCAACATGATTGGGTCGCACTACATCGAAAAAGCCAAGCGTCAAATGGAAAAATTCTTTATCAGCTTGCCTGATTCAGACTTGGCCTATTTGCCTGAGGACACTGAAGATTTCAATGACTACATGGAAGCCGTTCAGTGGGCGCAAGACTATGCTTTGGAAAATCGAAAGTTGATGATGGAAGTTGTTTTGGTAGCGCTCAAAAAGCATATTCCAAAAGAATTCACGATTACCCAAGAGGCGATCAATTGCCATCACAACTATGTCGAAAAGGAGCATCACTTTGGACGAAATCTCTGGGTTACCCGTAAAGGAGCTATTCGTGCGAGATCAGGAGACTTGGGAATTATTCCGGGTTCTATGGGTCAAAAATCGTATATTGTCCGTGGAAAAGGTGAGCTTCAATCCTATTGTTCTTGTTCGCATGGGGCAGGACGCAGTATGTCCAGAGCTGAGGCTAAAAGGCGTTTCAGCATTGATGACCTCATCAAGCAAACCGAAGGTGTCGAGTGCCGCAAAGATGCGTCAGTTATTGACGAAATTCCTAGTAGCTACAAAGACATTGATCAAGTCATGGCGAACCAAACAGACTTAGTCGAAGTGGTTCATATTCTCAAACAAGTCATGTGCGTCAAAGGAGCATAAATGACAACAATCATCGCAAGATCAGCAGAGAGTGTTCACTGGTACAAAGCCGAAGACGGCGCACCACAGTACACCGTAAAAGCAAAGGATGGCTCAGACCGTCCCACGACCCTCAGGGACGCGCGAAAGATGAACTTGGTACCTTCGGTCACCACCGTTCTGAAAATCGCCGCAAAGCCCGGTTTGGAGGTCTGGAAGCAGGAGCAAATGCTTCTCGCCGCCCTTACCCTGCCGCGCAAACCTGAAGAGTCTGAGAAGGACTTCATCGCCCGTATCGTTGCCGACTCAAAAGAGACAGGCAAGCAAGCGGCTGAACTGGGCACACGCATCCATGAATCCATCGAGGCATGGTACGAGGGTGTGCGTGGTGACATCTTTCACCGTGAGATTGCTGAGGCGTTTGAAGAAAAAGTCTTCATCCACTTTGGCACTCACCCACACCAACCATGGCTCACAGAGCGGTCTTTTGCAAGCCCTCTGGGGTATGGCGGCAAGATCGACTTGTACTGCAAGCCGGATCAGCATGCGCCCACCGGCATCGTACTTGACGCCAAGTCAAAAGACTTTGATGAGGACGACAAGGTCGAGGCATACGATGAGCACCTGCTACAGCTTGCGGCCTACCGCCATGGTTTGGGACTGCCTCACGCTCGTTGCGCCAATGTCTTCGCATCACGCACTAAACCCGGTCTGATCAAGATCGTGGAATGGTCTGAGGAAGACTTGACGCGCGGGTGGGAAATGTTCAAGTGCCTGTTGCAATACTGGCAACTCAAAAATCAATTTGGAGTATGAAAATGAAGGAAAGAATCTATCTCGTCACCGGCAACAACCAAACCGCTTTGGTCAATGCACCAAGCCGTCAAAGTGCCGTTGCGTTTATTGCGAATAGCCAATTCACCGCTGAGGTTGCATCTCAGATGGACTTGGTCAAATTGCTGACCGCCGGTATGAAAGTGCAACAGGCGCGTCAGGCCAACCAAGAACTCGACTTTGAAGGGGAAGAAGATGCTAAGTAAAAAAGAGGTCAACAAGATATTCCACGAGGTTCAACTTGAGGACAACTACAACTTCCTCGAAGACGACCTGCATAAGCTTGCAAACGCCTTTGTGCGCGCCGCTCGCCCTGCCATCATGAAGGAAGAGCTCGCGACCTGCGCAGAAATCGTGGGCCACTTAAACCCCAATGTGGGCGCCAAGCTCCTTGAGGTGCGTGTGCCTGTAATCAAAGGTTTGGAGGCCAACCCATGCGCATGATCTTCAACTTCATTTTTGTGATGGGTTTGATCGTCCTATTCGCCAATTACTTCGTCTGGTTTAAGTAAAAAACGCCCCCCACTGAAGGGGGGCAAAACACTGAGGGAGATGATCTCAGCGTGAAGGAACTACTTAGTCCAAGAGTCTGGTAAATGGCTCGCGCCCCACTTCTTGATTTCGGGCCAATTCTCATAAACATCATGCGCAAGGACACCGGCACCGGCTAACCCACCGGCAACGGCTGTCCCTGCCGCAATCTCAGGTGCCATAAGACCTGCCGCCGCAACCATAGGAGCGGCTTGTGCAAGACCGCCAAGCCCACTTACAGCGTGTTTGATGGCTCCAGTGGTGTCACCACCATGCCAAGCATCAGCGGCTTGTCCAAACTCATATGGAGCCGCTAGAGCCGCCGCAGGGCCACCATACTTCCTGATCAAGCGTCCACCGCTTTCCACGATGTCGCCAAGCATGGAACCCTTCGTCGCAATATTCTCAAGTCTTTGAGCGTTTGCAGGATTCATCTCTGCCGTGTTGGCGTTAAGGTTGCCCGTCTGTTGGGCTGACTTGCCAGTCAATCGGCTGACTTCTTTGCCTGTTGCTTGTGCGTTAGCTTTGGCGGCTTCCAACCGTTGAGTTGCGGCGTCACGCTGAGGCTGAATCTTGATCTCGGCCTTTGCCTTGGCGTCAGCCACCTTTTGCTCATAGGCAAGTTTGTCAGCCTCGGCTTTGTCCAATGCGGCTTGTTTGCGCTCCATCTGAGCCTTTTGCGCCGCAGGGTCAAGGGCCAACCCAGTCTCTTTCTCTATCGCTGTGCCGGGGGCAATTTCCTGAGTACGCAAAGAAGCCGCTTCATTCGCAGGAATGACGACTTTTTGTGTGTGCGACATGCTTGGAGAAGTTTTGTCAAATTCGTTTGGAACAAACTTGCCTTCATAGTTTTCTACTCCGGGGCCACCCTCGTGGCTGAATTCCAATTTGACCGGCTCCTTGGGTGGAGGCTCAGGCAGATCGGCAGGATCAATGTTCTTGTTCAGAGCTTCTTCGCTGTGCCAAAACTTGTGACCCAGTTCAGCTTCTGCCAATTCAGCCTCATTGGGCGCATGGTTCAAGATAGCTTGATCAAGCGCTTTGTTGGTGTTGCGCACATTGATTGCATTGTTGCGAGCCGCATCAGGAATCATCGTTGCCTGATTGATTTTGTGAGCGGCATAGCCTGCGGCGCCACCACCCAAAACCTCACCAATGCCGGGGCCACCGCTAGGCGCCTGTTGATCTACTTTGATGGTGCCATAGTTCATCTCAGGCAAGCCTTTATAGCCTGCATCTGCGTTTCCTTGAGGCTCTTTGCGCACAACCTCTTCATTAGGCGCTAAGGCTTTTTTTTCCTCGCCATCTGCAGGAGTTTCTGCTCCATAAATATCATTTAAGCCTGAAGAATACTTACCCATTGTTTGCCCCCTTCTTCTTAGCGGCAGTTTGTTCTCTAAATTTCTTTACTTCGTTTTCAAGAGCTTGGTTATAGTCATCAATGATGGACTGTTGGCTTTTGGCGCGTGATGCGTCATACAAAGGCACAGGTGATTTGGAATCCAATACAAAATCAGGGTGAGTGTTGGTAATCAATTTTTGATGATCCAAATACAAATCACGGTTCATGCGTTGAGCCAGATTTGATTGACGAATATACAAACGCGCGGCGGCAGGTGAAGTCTCAGGATGAGCACTTGCATCAGCCAAAATACCTAGTTCAGCATTGCGAGCGGTGCTTGGGCTTACACCTGCTGATTTTTGATTGTTTAATGCCATCTGCGCTAAATTGCGATATACCTCTTGCGCAAAAGGAACTACCTCAGCAGGCAAAGAAGCTTGAGCAATTTTTTGCAAATTAACGCCGACTTGAGCATTGAAGTCTGCCAAATTCACATTCACGCCACCTTGAACCAATTGAGCCAAGCCAGACAATAATCCCTTACCGCCAAAAATACCCATGACTTGATCAAAGCGCGGGTCTTGTGCTTCAGACTCTAAGTTACTGATAGGGCGCATTACATTGGCATGCACTTGATTGCTTCCAGTAGCATTCAGGCCATCAGCATATGTTTTGCCTTGACCATTCAAATAAGCTTGCGTTTCTTTAATACCGGCTTCTTGATTAGTGTAAGGATTGATGGGCGATGCATCACGCCAATTGGAAACAATCACCTCGCGCTTGCTTGGCTGTTTGGTGGTGTCTTCAGGCTTCTTGACTTGAGCAGTTTGTGCAGGAGCCTGAGCACCAGTTGTGTCGCGCTCCCAATGGTTGGGGTCGTACTGTGAGCTCTTGGGGTTTGTAGCCCATGCAGGCTGATGCCAACCCTTGTCGTCCAAAAGTTTTTTCTGATCGTCTGTAAGCTTTTTAGTGTCGATGTCCATTGCATCGCCAGACAAGTGTTTGCCACCATTTGCGGCAACAGGCAAACCTTGCTTGGTGTACCAATTGCCATTTGCATCTTGGTGATCTTTCAGCGCATCTTGCTCTTCTTGAGTGCGGATGTTGCTGATGATTGGAACGCCTGCCTTGTGCAATGCATAGACATCTTCGCTTGCGCGCGCGCCGTTGGGCAACACATAAATGTTCTTTGTTTGTGGCTGTGCTTGAGGGGCAGGAGCCGCAGGAGGTACAGCAGAAGGCAATGTGCGACCTGCGTTGTCACCGCCAATGTTGGCCTCAATGCCGCCCTTATTGGGAACAACTGCACCTTGACCTTCTTGTGCATTGACAGTCGGGCCTTTATCGCCACCGGCAACATTGTCAGGAATAACGCCAGAGCCGCCACCGCCTGCACCGCCACCGGTGCCACTATTTGCACCAGTTGGGTATTTCCCTGTGTCTGGCAGGCCCATCTCATTGAGCGGAGGCATGGGCTCTCCACGCGCTTGGTAGTTTTGCTTAGTGATTGCGATGTTGTTTGCAACTTCAGCGGCTCTGCCTGACTGGGATTTCAAGAGCATCTCACCGCGCTTGGGTGACAAGTTTGTAATCTCTTGAATTTCAGCAGGCGTGAGTTGACGGTTCTCTGTCTTTGCTTTGGTGACAATGTCTGCCGCTTTGGCTTCGTTGCCCAACAGCATGTTGGTCTGAGCTTTTGTGAGCTCCAGTTGGCTGACAGGAATTTGGTTTTGACGCTTCTCTTCAACCCAATCACCCAAGGCATCAGATGCACTACCCAAGGAGGCCACAAAACCGCCTAATTGGGGCTTGGCAAAGCCTGCCGCTACCTTGAACCAGTTTGGATGGTCATAGCGGTGCTGTAGGGCTTCTATGGCCTTGGATTGGGCATCTCTGAGCTCCTGCAGGCGATCAGTATCCGCACCATACAAGTTGGTGTTTGACAAATCCATTGCCTTGGCTAAACCGCCGATATCTGCCATTATTTTCTCCCACCGGGCAAGCCGCCAAGATGACGAGTTGACCTGCATCCAATACTGCCACCGCCTTTAGCGCTTACTAAACCACCTTCAGCGCAACCTTTGAACCAACATTTGACATCGCACAAAAGGTTAGAACAGCATGCAATACCTTTAATGAGTCCGGCACCTGCCGCCAATCCAGACAGAGGTGACATGCACATCGTTGTCTTGACACTGGTAGGAATCTGCGCGCCCTGCAACAAGCTTGAAAGCTTGGACAAGGTCGTGAATGGATAGCATTGTTGGTTTTGCTTGATGGTCTGGCATTGAGCACCCAGAGTCGCCAAAGCGTTGATACAAGCCAGATTCTGACCTGCCGCTTGTACGCCAAGAGAACCCATGCCTTGACCTGCCGCTGTGAGCGCGCGAGCCTGTTCTGCCGCCATCGTTCCGGCTGTTTGGCCTGCCTGCAGATTGGCTGTGTTGAAGCCCTGTTGAGCATTTGCCGCAGTAGAGCCCAAGTTTGCCGCAATTTGATTTGCCGCAGTTTGCTGTTGGCCCAAAGTGCCACCGGCGTTGATCAAGTTTTGCATCTGAGATGCAGTCAATTGACCTGTAGTGCCACCCAAAGTACCCAACAAGTTTTGTTGTTGTTGAGCCAATGAACCTGCAGTTTGACCTGCTTGCAACGCTGTAGATGCGCACTTTGCCGCCAAGCAACCAGTGGTGCCTGCCAAGCCTGCAAGCAAGCTTTGTTGCTGTTCGCCCAATGTACCGGCAGTCTGACCAAGCCCTGCGCAAATCTGTTGTTTCTGGCCTGCGGCAGTAAGAGCTTGACCGTAGCCTTGGTTTTCCATGTTGGCGATCTGACTGTTCAAGCATTGCATTGCGTTGGCCTCAACTTGGCCCAACACTTGAGCACCACGCTGAGAACCAAATTGACCTGAGCCAACAGCCGCCGCAGTGGCTTGAGGAGCCAAATTCTGCTGAATGTTGCGGTTAGCAATGTCTGACATGTTTTGCACAGCAGACTGCAAATAAGGGCTCATGTAAGACTGAGCCAACTGAGCAGTGCAAGTGCCTGATACTTTGTTCAAGTAAGGCTGTGCCGCGCATAAACCGCCTCTTGAAGCGGCCTTGCAAATCAATCCTTGTGCTGTGCCTAAAATGTTTGTACCAAGAGCTTTGCTCAAATCAGGTTGAGCCGCGCATAGACCACCTTTAGCCGCCGCTTGTTGAATGTATGGGCTCGCCGCACCTGCCGCACACAATGCTGTGCCTTTGGCAATGTCAGGAGTTGCCGCCTGCACACCAGTGGTAGCCATGGCCTGATTGGCATATGGCTGAAGGGTTGACAGTGGGTTGGTGCTCGTGCCTGCGGTCAGGAAAGGAGCCGCAGAACCGGTGATGTTCTGTTTAGCCGCGCATCCCAACAAATTTTGAGCAGTTGCAAAGTTGCCCTGTTGGGCTCCAAAGTTTGTCGCGGCCTTACAAAAAGCCTCTTGTTGCAGGGGTTGAGCCCCTACGAACTGTGCGCCACACTGTGCCTGCTGACCTTTGGTTGCTAGGTTTTGAAGGTAGTTCGTGTAATACGACGGCGCACAGGTCGATTTATTTTGTGAGGACTGTAGTAAGTTTGCCATGATTTACTTCGTTCCCTTTTTTATGTAATCAAGGGGAGACTTAGCCTTCGGTGGAATCTTAGACAGAGGAGCGTTGCGCTTATGAGCTCGCAACTTTTCACGCATGCCGTCCAAAATTTCTGCCCCTCGCTTATTATCTCCTTGTCCAAGCGCCGTGACAAACGCCGCAGGGAAGACATACTCGCCGTCAGCAATCTTGGCAGGCACAGGATTGGCTCCTGCAACGCCACCATCTGCATGACGATGTACGCGGTGAGGCACCTTGGTTCTAAAGCCATCAAGCACCTGCTTACCGGCCTTGCTTGAACCGTCGCCCAGTGCAGATACTGTCTCAGCATCCATCACATAGTCGCCGTCGTGAAGCATGGCAGGAATGTCGTCAGACTGTCCAGTACCACCACCGCAAGCGTAATACCCGGTCACACCAGTGATGAACTCAGGGTGGTGACCTTTGGGTGTTGCGCTATGGTAAGCCGCAGGCAATCCACCGCCTTCAGCATGGCCTGTGATGCCTTGATAAATGTGAGACAAGGGCGCATTGGTAAAATGTTGGCCTGAACCGCGATTCACCAAAATCTCAGGTTGACTGCATGCGAACTTTGGTTCGTATTTTGAAATGTCAAAAGCGTCATTTTTGGATTTTGTAGCCTCAGCAGTGGCGTCTTTAATGGCTTGAATCTTTTTGCAGATGCAAGTTTCTTCAGAGTCTTCAGTGCCACCACCAGAGAAATGATGGACTTGACCACCAGAGGCCAGACAGCCATATCCCAAACCTTTATCAGGAGAGATTTGGCAGGCCATCACGCGCTGATTGACAGTGCCCAAAAGATTGCTTGAATCGCCAACTGCATTGGTAGTCAACTTAGCCAAGTTAGCAATTTTGGCCTTACCACCACTTGCGGCATGGAACAAACCACCCTCGGCAAGGCAACCGTAGCCAAGACCTTTGCAAGGTGAAATTTGACATGCGGCAACTTTGCCGCTTGCGTTGCTCAAGCCACCAATGTTTTCACCGATGTTGCCAGTACCAAGCTTGGCAAGTTCAAGCGCTTTCTTAGCGCCACCGGCCTTCAATAGGTTGGCAACACCGCATAAGGCTGATGGGCCACCTTGACCTTTAGCAGAACCTTGAGCAGGCTTCTTGACAGGCTTGTGTTTTGCAGGCTTTTTGCCTGTTGGGCCTTTTGATTTCTTAGGCTTGCACTTGTCTGTACAGCAACATTGATCGCAACAGCAAGTGTCACAGCAACAAGTGTCGCAACAGCACATGTCGCAACAGCAGGTGTCGCAACAGCACATATCACAGCAACACATATCACAGCAACATGTATCGCAACAGCAAGTATCGCAACAGCAGGTATCACAGCATGCACAGCAATCTGTACAGCAGGTATCACAGCAAGCTGTACAGCAATCTGTACAACAAGTCGTGCAATCGCATCCACAGCATGAAACACAGCAACCTACACAGCAACCCTCAGGGGTGCAGTCAGAAGAACATGGAGTTTCACAGCTTGGGGTGCAACCGCAAGGCAAGCAAGGTTCGCATGGTGTGCAGGTATTGCATGGAGCGCAGGGATCAACACAGCATGGCAAGCATGTACAAGTAGTGCAAGTTGGGATGCAAGATGCACAGGTACAGCAGAAGCAAGGCACACAGCAGAATGGCGAGCAAACGCCGCATGCTAGGCCACCACTGCAGAATGTTGGGGTGCAGAAATTAGTTGTGCAAACACCGGGTGTGCAGGCGCCGGGTGTGCAAAGGCTTGGCATACAGCCTGTTGGAAGGCAAGTCGTGCCGGGCTGTGTGATGCAAGTTTGACCGGGGTTATAGCCTTTGTCACAGCAAATTGGTTGACAAACATCACATCCGGTTTGTGCGCATGGGCCAGAAATACAAGAGGTGTTGGGTTGGGTTATACATTGCTGACCGGGGCCATAACCCTTATCACAGCAACATACGCCGCATGTGCAAGGCAAACATCCGCATGCAGGCCCTTCAATACATGTTGTAGGTGTACACATGGGGGTGCAGGCGCATGCCATGCAAACACCACAAGGCTGACCAATGCATGTGCCGGGGTTACCTATGCAAGTGCCGGGATTGTATGGATTGTGACCGCAGTCAAAACTGCATCCAGAGGTGCAAACGCATGAACAGCATTCCATGCAACCTGCACAGCACAAACCGCTTTGGTTTGTTGATCCAATGCATTGTTCACAGCCGCCGTAACAAGTATTGCAGGTATTGGCACATTCTCCAGTACCGCAATTATCTCCAACACAAGAAATACAAGATTCACATCCTACAGCGCAAGCGACGCATCCTGCCGAGCACAGGAAACAGGCAACACTGTCTACCGCGCATACTGCGCAAGCCGCATCACCTAAAACGCACAAGAAGCTTGTTGCGCCACCCGTGGCGACATCCAAGGCCAAGCTTGCAAGGGCTCCAATACCGCCGCCACCACCATAATGATGAGCGACTTGACCGCAATTCAGAATGTCATCTGCTTGAGGTTGTGGGTCGTGTAATTGCGCGCCCTGATTGCGATTGCTATAACCGCCAAAAATTATTTTGCTCATAATTTAATCATCCAGTTATAACCTGCGCGATCAGATTCCTTTACAGGAACATTTATCTGTCTACCAAGTCGTCTAAGTAAATTGATAATCCCGCCGTTGTCGGCTTTGCCGTACAAACGATGGATGCCGCGTCGCTCGATATTTCTAAAGAATCGAACCAATGTTCGAGCCAGAACGACGGGTGGGTCTTGTGTGAAAAGGTGGGCAGAAAATTCGCCGGGTGCGATCTTTTCCAAGAGAAGCGAGGTCTTGCCGCCGTGTAAAAGAATGCCGCCATCTTTGACGGTTTTGGCAACCGCGCCCATGACGAGATTGTGATCCAAGCCCCTTTGCTTGGAGTCGTGTGTTATGACTTCTGACGGTTTCATTAAAAGTTCTCCTGTACTGGTGTGACAGACATGATCCCTGTCATAGCCATTGCCCATTCTTGCCAGTTCGCATAACTTCTATGGTCTGGCACCCCAGACTGGACAAAATATCCAATCCCATTTAATCCATCTACCCACTGCCTCCAGTTTTCTTCGGGCACATGGCCCAACTGGTTTGACGCAAACAGCTCTTCCATCAGTTTGTTGTACTGATCCCAAGTCATTCCTCGTGGGTCATAACTTATCATGGGTTTCCTGTTCCGCGAACATCGCCAGTTTCCACATTCAGCACAACACGGCCTAAGAAATAGTTACCGTTTTGGGTGTTTGACTCAAACCGCAACCGCATTTCACGGCGTTGTTCTTTTAAATCTATTTTAAGGGTAGACGGCTCAAAAGTGTAGGGCTCAGAGGCGATGTCAGTGTCGTCTGCATAGCCCTTACCCGTGACAATCATGTCCATCTGCCCAACTTGTTGAAAGTCAGGTTCTACGCGCTCCAAACGCGTCCATAAGTTGTCGCCACCCTGAGGTGAACCCACCAAACCGGCAGAGGTGCCCAAGACATTTGTCTCAAAGGCAGAATAGATGGCATTGACATGGTTCAAATACACTTCATCGGTGCCTTGTTCATGCACCCACAAGTCGTATTGACCGGTGTCGTTTTGATTGTTTGCCGCCCAAATAGGCTTCTTGTACACCTCCGAGAAGGTGCCTGCAGAGCGTCGAGCGCCCGGTGCAGAGCCTGCGTCATACCAAATCTTGTCGCGCACATTGAAGACAATCGCGTCGGTGCATTCTGTGGCGTCGCCGCGTGGATAGAACCACCAGATTTCACCCCAACGAGGCACTTTGCTCACCCACACTTTTTGACGCTGTGCGGTGTTGACATTGTCAAAGAACCAGTTCAGGTTTTGACTGTTGGGAACTTCTTGAACAACACCGTTGTACATCAAGAATCGGTCAGTGCCCACCCAGTAGTAAACGCCGTCGTATTCAATCACGCACGAGCTCGACATGATCGAAGACTGTTGGGTGATCAAGTCATAGCGCCAGTAGAGCGTCGATGTGCCCACATTCTGAGGCGCATAGGTCACGCGCACCACTGAGTCAAGTGTCCAGAAAAGCCCAGAGGGGGAGGTTGTGCCTCCCCGTAGAGGCAAACCTTTAATGACCTTGGTAGAGGCCACATTGTTGGCATTCGAGTCAGCAGATGTCCAGTCGTTGAAGTTGCCTGCGGCGCAGTTCTGAATCAGGCCGTTGTTGCCGTACACAAAGAGGTACGGATACAGCATCACAACACCACCAGACACGCTGATGTTGTTGTCAAAAGTCAAGGTAACAGTGGCTGATGCGGTAGCCGCGTTGTTCAAGACTACCGTCCACACGCCTGCGACCAATGAGGCAGACACGATCACCGTGTTGGCAGGGATGCCTGCACCAGTCACAGACACGCCGGGCCCCATGGCGACATTGGTCGTCGTAAAGGTCACATTCTTGGACATGTTGGTGGTGGTACCCGTCTGTGAAAAGACGCCTACAGGCGTCATTGTTGTGCCGGTAAAGGGGCCAATCAAAGGTCGGGTGTTGGTCGTGTTGTCGATGTGCTCAAGGTTCAAACCCGGATGCGCAATCACATTGTTGTTGCCGGTGCCGTAGGGGTCGTATCCGGTGTCAAACTGCCACAAATTGAGGTCATTGGGGGTGAAGGCTGAGTTGGCAGTAATAACGCCTGCAAAGCCCGATCCTGAGCCGCCAATGCTTGCGTTGCTGATCGTGAAGCTCTCGCCATACGGGTATGTGGCTGTGCCGCCGTTGGTGATGGCAACTGAGAACACTTGGTTGCTCGACACGACCACAGTCGCCAAAGCACCGGTGCCCGTCGTAGTAACAAGTGGCACATTGGTATAGGTGCCGTTCACATAGCCAGTGCCTTGTGTGACGATGCTCACTCCAGTCACAGAGCCAACAGGATTGATGGCAGTTGGGCCAGAGCCCACAGCATCATCGTTGTCGATTGTCCACTGCTGAATGCTGTCGCTGAACCCTGAGATCACCCATGTGTGACCATCTTGGGACTGCAAGATCATGCCTCGGCTGATGCCGGGCGCGTTCACGAAGGACGCAGTGTAGCCACCCATCTTGCGTGGGCGCCCGTATTGGAAGCGACACCATTCACCGTCGATGTAGCAAGGGGCCGCAAAGAGCGTACCGTCGCGCTGTATGCCGGGTGGTATTGCAAGGATGGCGACTTTTGCAGTCATTAGAACGCTCCACCGTTGATGCCAACAGGCAACAAGAGGCCAGTGGCAGTCAATTGACCTGCCGCAAGCCCAGAAATTGCAAAACCAATTTGGCCCGATGCCGCTAAGTACAAGCCGGTTGATGGGTTGCTTTGGAAAGCCAACGAAGGCGCGGCGGCTGAACCGTTACCAATCTTCAAGTTTTGGATAAAGCTTGAGGTCGATGTCTGAGCGTTGTAGACATTCGTTCCATCGCAAATCGCAATGATCGTTTGACCCTGAGGCAAAGTAATGGTCGTGCCGCCAACAACGCCGGTTGAGAATGTCAGCGAGAATGAGCCAGAGGTGTTGTTTTGGAGTGAGTAAAACTGCACCGTTGGAGGCAAAATGATCGTGCAATTTGATGTCAGTGTGCCGGTGTATTCCTGAATGATGCTCGATGCCTGCACAGAGGTCAGCGTTACAGTGCCACCGGTGACCGGCAAACTTAACAAAGTAAAAAAGAACTGTGCAGACTGACCATAGGCATAGGTGTACCAGTTCGTGCCGTCGGTGGTGACGACAAACGATTCTCCCAACTGCAACTGCGCAGATGTACTGGTGAAGTCAATCGTGCTTGTGCCTTGCGCAACAACATTCAAGATGCCTGTGCCGTCGTTCTTGAGCACCGCATACCAACTTGCGCCAACAGTTGCGGCCTGAGGCAAAGTGACTGTGCCTGCGCCACCAGTCCACACATACAGCGACGATTGGTCTTGCGAATTGAGTGTGTAATTCGAGGCAAATTGATTGACCGCAAGCACCGTGTTGAGGGTGTTGTTGATGGCCTCCAAGCCATAGCCTGCAAGCGCACTTGCGCTGTAGGCCGAGGTGCCAATACCCAAAGCAATCGTTGACCATGAGCCATTGATTGTGGTGTTGTCAGTCAGGTAGATGTAGTAGGTGTTGACTGTCGAGGTCGTCGGTGCAACAGGGATTGTCTGAATCGTGCCGCCGGAGTTGTTGGCGACAGTGAACGAATACTGCGAGCCATTCCCAATGTTGCGAACGATGAATGCTTGACCAACAGAGACTTCCAAAGCAGGCGGCAAAATCAACTGCAAACCATTGGCTGTTGCGATCACATCGATGATGTTAGCAACTACATTCGAGCTGTTGCTGTTGATGGGCCACTGCAGAGTTGTGTTGGTGCTGATTGTCAGCGCCTCATACCCAACTTGCGATGGGTTGATGGTCTGTCCGGTATAGGGTGAGGAGTATGTAGTCATGATTAGCTATCCACAGCAACGGCTTGTCGGTCACCAACACGAGACACATCCTCATCTTTCAGCGACTTGAT